TTTTGCATTTCCAAAATTGACGATACAAAGTGATATTCTGGATGTCCTTGGCCTATCTTGGTGTGCGCTATGTTAGGCTCTACTGAGTCTTGTTTTTATTTAACTCAGTCATTTTCTAGCCTTATTTTTAGCCATTCCCACATGTCGCCTGGACCTCTACCATAATAGGTAGCTATTGGGATAACCACAACTGAACCAATAGGTGATTGTATGCCCTTTTGCTGGCCGGTTATTTCTAAAAAATTTGATAGTTCAACCGTTGTGCCATCATATTTTAGAAGCCAAGTTTTCCCGTCGGACAATTTGTATCGACTATGGTCGTCGAACTTTCTCCAGCACAGCAGTTCCAAGGGTCTGCTTCACTTTCTTTTGTTAAGGGTATTGCTGCGTAAACTGGCATAATTTATTCCGATTTTTTTATCAGTATATCACTCATGGCAGATAAGACCCAATAATCACGCCTGCAAAGCCTTGCATCATCCCCTATCTCAATCATTGGGTACTGGGGATTTAGTGGCTTTAAATATCGTTTGCCACCATCTTCAACATACTGCTTAAAAGTTGCTTCGTTTGAGTTAGGCAGCTTGGCTATTACCCTACATCCATTAGTTATTGGCTTTTCAGGATCAACATAAATAATAGTTCCTTCTGGATAGCTTTTGCCGGTTGGATATGGGTTAGTCATTGAATCGCCTTGCACTCGTAAAGCATAACTATGCTTGCTGCATTGGGTTATACAAGGAAGCCAATCTTCAGCATCGCCTGGGGCATAGTTATCGACTGCTTCACACCACATGCCAGCCGAAACCCAACTAATCAATGGCACGTTTCTTACAAAATCTGGAGCTGGTGAGATGTTTGATTGTGGCTGTGATTCAAAGCTAACTAATTCTTTTGATTTTGGCGCTGCACCAATGCCTTGAGACAACCACTCAGGCTGGCACTTTAATGCCTGAGCTAACAACAATATTTTGCGCGGCTCTTTTGTTTCACCTACTGTAATTTTATAGATTGCGGTCTGGCTCATTCCTGTCATGCGCCCTAGTTGCTCTTGAGTAATCTCAAGATCGTCCATTCTTTGTTTAACTCTATCTGCAAGTGTTTTCATCACTATAAATTACAACCTCGGTTATAAATAATCAAATCACTTTAGTTATTGACAAATACAACTAAAGTAATAGAATTGAACGTATGAATACTAATATCGAAAAAGCAATCAAGTTTTTTGGAACTCAGGACGAAAATGGCGAGAGCTTGTGGCGTCAGTCAAGCGGCTGTCCATAAATGGGCTGTCGGCAAAAGCAAACCGTCAGCCTTGAGTGCAAAAAGATTGAAAGAGCAACCTCAGGACGTGTTGCTGCTGCTGAGTTATGCCCGAAGTATTTAACTAAAACCCCAACGCCCTAACTGACGGCGTTAATAGTCAGTTACGTTTCTTGGTATTTCCTCCCCCCTACCCGGTGCTAAGACAGACCGGGATTTTTTTCAGGTGACTTATGGATAAATGTTTAGACGAAATCAAATTACACCTCCCTGAAGATATGAAGCGCGATATCCAAGATTTTGCGATGGATGACGACAGGAAGGTTTCAGAGTGGATTTGTCACCAGCTCCAGATAATTATCCTACTCAGAAAGTCAGGAATAGTGTTACTCAAATTACTGAATAAAACGAGTGGCGAATAGGGACTGTTATGCAAATAGTTACCTGCTCATCTTGCCAAAACTTCATACCCGACCAAATCGGTAATGGGCAGGGGATTGGTCAATGTAAGTCATTTGAAGAATACAAGGACGTTTTGAAAGCTAAGGATTCACCACTAAGGAAATACCTTGAAGCAATAGAAAGGGCTGAAGTTAAGTTGGGGATTATTCCGATGGAAGGCGAAAGAACCTATCAGGCTGCTATATCCGAATATAGAAAGAACGTGTGAAAAATTTCAATAAAAAACCCCTGGAGTCTGGCGAGACAAATACAGGGGTTCAAAACCAACAGGGCAAATTATGACACCAATACTAAGAGAATATCAAGAAAATGCTGTGGAAGAACTTAAAAATAATATTAGAAGGGAATTTCTTCACAGATTCTTTGCATTCCGACAGGCGGAGGGAAGACGGTTATTGCATCACGAATTATTCAAGGTGCTGTCCAAAAAGGAAAATATATACTCTTCTCGCTCATCGACGTGAATTAATTACTCAATGTGCAGCAAAACTGGAAGATTTCGGCGTATTCAATTATTCAATAATTATGAGTGGCGCAAAAATGTTTAATCCAGATGCAAAAGTTAATGTTGCATCAATTCAAACATTGATTAAGCGTGAGTTTCCACCGGCTGATTTAATTATTATTGATGAGGCACATCGGGCAGCGTCAAAAAGTTATCGAGATATTTTGGTTAATTATCCATCGGCAAAGGTGCTTGGGCTTTCAGCAACTCCTGAACGGCTAGATGGAAAAGGTCTTGATGATATTTTTAATGAAATAGTCATTGTTACAACCGTTCCAGAATTAATCAATCAAGGTCATTTAGTGAAGCCAATTATTTACACTGGCGGCACATTTGATTTGACTGGCGTCAAAAAATCAAAAGGCGATTATGCGGAAGATCAGCTTCAGGGAAGTCATGGACAAGCCTAAGTTGATTGGTGATATCTATGCGAACTGGAAAGCTCACGCTGATGGGAAGCTAACGGTAATTTTTGCGTGTGGTGTCGAACATGCGGAGCATATTGCACAAGAATTTCTTAATAATGGCATTTCCGCTGCCTCGATTCATGGCGGAATGTGTATTCAAGAGCGTGAGTCAATCATTCGTGATTGGCGCAGAGGAATTATTAAGGTTGTTGCAAATTGCATGATCTTGGTTGAGGGTTTTGATTTTCCTGAACTTGAATGCTGTATCTTGGCGCGTCCAACAAAATCAATTAGTTTATACCTTCAAGCAGTTGAGCGAATTATGCGCCCAGCATCATCAAAACTTGGCGCGATTATTTTGGATCACGCAGGTTGTATTGAAGAACACGGTGCGCCACATATCCATCGTGAATGGACGTTATTAGGCGAAAAAGAGCGCAAGAAAAAGAATGAGGCTCATACGCTTGAAACATGCAAATGCTGCGACATGGTTTACGATCCAGAACCTCGCGCATGGTTGGCAGATGTTCAAGAAAAAATATTGACCGATTATATTCCCAATGTAAAAAACATTCTCAAAAGCAAAGTAGCGAAAGCATATTCTTCTTGTCCTGGTTGTGGCCTTGGCGTGTGCAAAGTATGTAATGAGCCTTTCAAACTCAGCATGGCTAAAGAAAATATTGATGACATAGCGTTCATCAAGCAGGGTTTTTGCCCGTCTTGTCACGCCTTGTATGACGATGCTACTGCACATTTTGAAGAAGGCTCAGAGACAAATATTCCAGAAACAACCGCCGACATGCTGACGCTATACAGTTCAGACGATTTGCCTATGGCGGTTAAGGTGAGAAATAGATTCAGGGAGCATATGCGTATTGCAAGAGAGAAAGGATATAAAGAGGATCAGTTTTTCACAAGATTATTCAAGAATTTGGGGATGAAGCTAAAGAGCATATCCCACGACATACAAAAAGATTGGTGGAGAATGCAAGCATGAGTACGCTAGAGCAGGCAATTGCAGAGATAGGATATTCAGTACCCAAGAAGGGTGTATTGCTGACGGTAAAATTCATCGCTTTCCATCATCAGATCATAAGCGGCATAGTAAAGATGCTTGGTATGTACTTCACGGGAAGTACGGTGCATTTGGATCATGGCGGGATAATTTCCAGTCTGGCTGGTCGAATGGATCAGGATATAAACTGACTAAGGAAGATTGGGACGCTATCGAAAAGCAAAAGCAAATCGCTAGACAAGAGGCAGTACGAAATAGCTGATGATGCAGCTCGCAGAGCAAAGCGAATTTATGATGCTGCATCAACTAATGGCAATTCAGAATATTTAACCCGCAAAGGTATTGGAATTCCTGAAGGTGTTAGATTCGTTAAAGATTTGAATTCTACTGCGCTTGGATTCTCAAAAGAATGGCAAATAACCGGAATATTGATACCGGCTTTTGATCGTGATGGGAAGTTGCGAACTCTGCAAGTTGTGCCTGATGGCTATAAAAAGCTGTTTATTCCAGAAGCGCAAACATCAAGCTGTTTTCATATCCTTGGCGATATTGCCAATGCTGAACACATCATTGTAGGCGAGGGCATTGCTACCTGCCAATCAATACGAGAGGCAACTAATTTACCTGTAGTGGTTACGTTCTCATCAGGGAATATGGAGCGAGTTGCTAGGATTATTCGGGTTAAAGCACAACAAGCAAGAATTACCATTGCCGCTGACGATGACGACCCAGGAAGAATAGCGGCGAATAACGCGGCCAATTCAGTGAAAGGTGATGTCGTTGTCGCGCCTAATGGTGGTGATTTTAATGATTTGCATGTAGCGCAAGGGCTTGATGCTGTTCGTAGTGCATTCTCAATTGAAAAATCAAATTGGCGATCTGAATTAATAATCAAGCATAAAGATAATGGCACAGAACAAATACAAGTTAGGGTTCATAACATTGTTGTTATTTTAAGAAATGCGCCTGAATTCCTTGGTCGAATCAGGGGGTAATGCCATGTCAGGCAACGCTTCTTTTAACGGCATTGATATTGATGATGCCTCAATTATTCGTATTAAAGTCATTTTTAGAAAAGAATATTTCACTGAAAAAGTCCCAACTAGCGATATTTATGAAGCTATCTCTTTATTATCAAAAGAGGCTGAATTCCACCCTATTAAAAGATTATTTGTATTCGTTGAAATGGGACGGCATCAAACGCATAGACTCGTTCTTTACTAAATTTTGTGATGCTCCAAATGATGACTATCACCGCGCAACCAGTCGCTCATTATTTATATCTTCAGTTGCTAGGGTGATGAATCCTGGCTGCAAGGTTGACACTATGACCATTCTTGAAGGCAAGCAAGGTGTTGGTAAGTCAACCCTGTTTAATGTTTTGTTTGGCGAATGGTATGCAGAAGTTACCAACTCTATTAACGATAAGGATTTCTTCATGGCATTGCGTGGCGTTTGGTGTTCAGACTTTGGTGAACTTGATCAATTTGGAAAAGCCGACAGGACAAGGGTTAAGCAGGTATTAACTCAACGAGAAGATCATTATCGACCATCTTACGGCAGGAATACTATTAAATTCCTCGCCAAAATATATTTGTTGGAGGCACAAATAAAAATGACTGGAATCATGACGAAACTGGTGCAAGACGTTTCTTGCCAGTGCGTGTTGAATGCCAAATAGATGTTAATGCCATTAGCAAAATACGTGATCAATTATGGGCTGAAGCTCTCCAATTGTTTAAGACTGTAGATAACTGGTGGATTATTCCAGGTGCGGAAGCGGAACAAGACAAACGATATGACGCGGATTCATGGGAAACCAACATTATTGCTTGGTTATCTGATTTTAAGATCGTTAAAGCGATATCGGACAATCCTAAAGTGTTAACTACATCGTTCATATTAAGGGATTGCTTCAGGATAGAAACACAAAAACACACCAGAGCAGATCAAACGCGCATTGGTGCAGTTATGCGTAGACTTGGCTATCACCCTAAGCAAGTTAGGGTTAATGATGGTCACAGAATCAGATTCTTTGAAAAAGCCAGATAAATGTCACACATGCACAACATGCACAACCACGTTGGCACAGCCGCAAACCCACGCCAGCCGTGGGTTGTCACGTCGGCACAACTAAAAACATGTTTTTCTAAACCTTCTGTCATTTTACGCATTTTATAACCCTATATGAATACTATTTATATTAAAACTTTAATAATAAGTAGTGACAGTAGTGACAGTAGTGACAAGTATTTAAAAACAAGAAGTTATGATTGTCACAATCGTGGCACAACTGGCACAACTAGATGGTTAATCCTATGATCAAAAATCAACAAATAATCCCTTTTGGAAAATATTCTGGACAGCCAGTAGAAGCTATGGCGTCTGATCAGAAATATTGTGACTGGTTAATGCAGCAAACATGGTTTACAGAAAAATATCCACAACTAAGCACAATCATTATTAATAATTTTTCTGAACCATCGGAAACGCCTGAACACAATAAAATGCAAGCGTATTTTTTTGATAATAAAAATAAACGCTCAATATTAAAGTTGTTAGGTATCAGAGCATTTAATCTTGAAAAGCATGATCTTATTGAATTTGATATTCCTGATGATAAAGAATTTATTGATTCAATCGTTTTACATGTAGAAGCCGAAATAAAAGGTTTCGATTTAAGAATTTATACGGAAAGACAAGATAATTTATTTTTTGGTTTTAATACGAGAGAAGAACTAATTAGCAGTTACTGGATAGAGTTAAAACCGACTCTTGGTGATGATTACCCTGCCGTTCTTAGACAGATAAAACAAGCAATGAAGTTAGCTGGAACATATGACGCAACCTTGATTATTGGCAGCTATACAGGAATTGGCGCAAGTTTTGAGTTATTAAAAACTATTTTTACTGCGTCGCACATAAATGTAATTTTGATTGATGGTGAACTGTGAACGAGCATAACCACCAAAAATTATTCATCTCATGGATGTCAACCTATCATCCAAACGTGCTGGTGTTTGCCATCCCCAATGGCGGCATTAGGGATTCCATCACGGCAAAAAAACTGAAGGATGAGGGCGTTGTTGCTGGAATACCTGATTTATTCGTGGCTGATGGAAAACCAGGGCTATTTATTGAGATGAAAGAGCCTAACGGCAAGCTTTCCAAATCACAAAAAGAAATTATCCCAAGGCTTGAACTGGCTGGTTATCCGGTATCAGTTTGCTATGGCTATGAAGCGGCTAAGAAAGCGGTCAACAAATATTTATCAAGCGAGGCTAATTAATGCACGACTCAACCCTAACTGCAGAAATACCCGAAGAGCCGCGTCACTATGATGACGTTCAGTATCTACGCAAGCGCATAACAGAACTGGAGCTTCGTTGCGCCCGATTAGATTACAACTGGAAGATGGGCAAGCCCTACCCATACAAACAAGCGCCAACAGTCAGCAAATACGAATCATGCTGTATGCAGCCGAGACTGAAGTTTCCAAGCCTCAAAAAAGAACAGTGTGCTACCTGTGGGACTAGGTTTGATTTGACTAATCCGGTCAGTATTCAGCATCAGAGGGGTTGAATAAATGAGTTTTAGAACGCTGTTGTATCAGTCAAGAGTGAAAACCCGATATGAGACTACATACCGGGCACATGCTTATCCTAGTGTTTGGATTAATGTTAAGAGAAACAACAACAGCTTGTTTATCTCACTCACTAACTTAATCAAAAGTTTAAGCTTCGATGTTGAATTAGCCATGTTTGGCGACTCCATTGACATCTTGCCAGCCGTAAGGGCTGACGCCACTCGTCATCCATTGACGTCTGTTACGTTTCCTGTAACAGGGTATGGCAGCGTTCTATTTTACCCTTAAGGCATTATTGACATGGCCATGATTACAAACTATGCTTTTGCTTACTGCCCCACATTGGGCAGGCGGGCTTGGTCGCTCGTATGGTACTGGCGCAATAGTTATGCGCCGCAAGGTTCATGACTTTTTTTATGCCCTTCATTTATGGTGGGCGTATGTGGAAGCTGTGAAGCTTGCCGGTCCAGTACCCGGTCGACCAACCCGCATACGTTCGCCGCCCAAATCTTGGTCGTTTTGGTCGGTGGTTTTAAACATCCGTACTGGAGCAATCCATGAACATACTTACCCAAGTAGCGCCTAATGACGCGCAAACCATGTCATCAATTGAAATAGCTCAATTGACACAAAAAATTCACAACGATGTTTTGTATGATATTAGAAATCAGCTTTACACCGGACTTCATGGTCATCAATTTGATAAGGGAAAAATCCTTTATCCTATAATTCAAGGACTTATAGCAATAATTGACGACCATACAAAACGTACAAAAGAAATCCTGTTAGACCGTTATCACACTGACATTCTAATTTCTGGCTATGAAGTCAAATACCGAGCTGCCATTGTCAAACGCTGGCATGAGTTAGAGTCAAAAGCCATAGCCCCACATTTTGAAATCCCCCAAACATTATCAGAAGCTTTGCTGTTAGCTGGAAAATTAGCAGCAGAGAAAGAACAAGCGTTAGCGAAAATAGAAGCTGACCGCCCAAAAGTGGACTTTGCCAATATCGTTACCGAAGATAGTAATACTCGGTGTGTGCGCGTATGGGTTAAAGCCATGAAGCACGAAAATAATCTGACTGTTGGTGAGCAACAAGTATTCAAGTGGCTAGTCGATAACCGTTATATTTTCAAAGATAGTGGCGGATATCTTCCGTATGCAAAATATGAATCCGGTGGAGCAAACTATTTCACCATCGTGATAGATGAAATTAACGGAAAGCCACGCAGACAGTTAAAAATAACGGGTAAAGGTGTAGTTGCGTTGACTGGAAAAGTGGTTAAGGCGTTTTCCAGTGCTAGAAATGGATTAGTTTTATTGCAAGGAGAGTTAGCATGAACTCCATAGCACTCACCATATCAAATACCGCTATCCGTCAGGATTCAGAAGGCCGTTATTGCTTGAATGATTTGCATAAAGCAGCAATTGCTTATGGTTGCAATCAACGGACAAAAGAACCGGGTAAGTTTTTATTATCACCTCAGACCATAGAAATTATTGAAGAACTTGATACCCAAAATCTGGGTATCAAAGCAGTATCAAAGATTCAAGGTAGAGGAAAACAGCAAGGCACATACGCAATCAAGGAATTGGTTTATTCGTATTCGATGTGGTTATCCGCTAAGTTTCATATTGCAGTTATCCGAGCTTATGACGCTTTACAGAATGCTGTCCCTTCACCTAACTGCATTAATTTAGCTTTGCCATCGGGCGTTAAATTCATGACGATGAAATTCGACTCCGCATCAGGAATTAATCAACGCTATTTTGTCAGCATTGACGATGACCACGCGATGGTTAAACCAATTCCGTACAACTGCCTCGCCATGACTGAATCCCAATGGATTAATTACATGACCAAAGAGCGCGGCTACATCGTGAAAAGCTCTAACGAGCTAATCAAGTTATTAACAAATTAAGATTGACTTTTTAGCGTCCAGGGACGGATGCTAATTTAACGATAAGGATTGAGCATGCTTGAAGATTTAATTTTATGGCTACTAGCCACCATGAGACTAGCAACCGCACTAATGGCTGTACTGGTAGCTGTGGCAATTGTGGATAGTTGCCGGTAATACTTGATAAAAAAACTTTTCTTAAAGGATAAAAATGTTCATTAACACTTACGATGACGACGATGCTATTCAAGTTGCTATTCATGATTCTATGCATAGCGAGTATATAAACCCATTAAATCAAGAGATTGGAGGAACACATTACCGGGAGTGTGCTATTCAGCCAGTTGAATTTATCGAGGCTAACAAGCTTGGTTTTCTGGAGGGTTGTGTTGTTAAACGTATCGTCAGACATAACAAGGCCACTGGCAAGGGTGCGCAGGACATTAGAAAAATTATTCACGAATGCGAACTGCTTTTGAAATTGCGCTATGCAGACGACTCAAACTAAAACCTACATTTGTCCCTATTGCGGCAAACGCCTAGAGAGCGATTCTAGGCCAGTTTGCGTGCATGGCAAAGCTAAGGTAAACATGAAGGAATGGCAACGAATTTCGAGCAACTATACAGGGTTTAAACGATGAGAATAGAATTAAAAATATTAGAAAATTTAAAAAATAATCCAGTATTTGCCGACAATGGCGATCTGCAACAGTATCGAGATAACGGACCTGTATATGCTCATCCCGGCGATGCTGGACTTGATATTCGGGCGTGCATCACTGAGCCGCTGGCTGTGTTTCCTGGTGAATCTTTGATGGTTAATACAGGTCTAGCGGCTTGGATTGGGAGTCATGGACTGCATCACATGAAGGTTGCTGGTATCATCGTGCCTCGCTCAGGTTTGGGCGCAAGAAAAGGAATTGTCATTGGAAACCTTACGGGTGTAGTCGACGAAGGCTATCAGGCTGAAATCATGATTAGCGTTTGGAATCGCTCCGAATACAAATACACAATTAATCCGGGCGACAAAATCTGCCAGATGCTTTTTATGCCTGTTTTTAGTCCAGTGTTTGAAGTTGTTGATGAATTTAGTGATGGTACTACGCGGGGGGAGGGAGGTTTTGGTTCGACGGGGTATAAAAAAAGCCCCGGTTAAGGGGCTTTCTCTTGATTAACGATTACGCCAACGCTTCAAAAAAGTTAATGAGTGCTGCATTCTAAATATTGCCTCATCCATTTCAGTCCAGGCTTTAACAATACACTTTTCAAGCTTATTAAGTTCATCAACAAATTCATTTAATAAGCTATCGTCCATCGCAACATTAGCCGCTTGTCTGATCTGTTCAATATGCTGCCGAGCGTGGTTATAATCATACTCGGTAGTTGTTGCGATTTCCTGCATTTGATTCTTAACCGGCGCTGCCAACAATTCACCTTTAATAGGTAATCGTTCAATGAGCGATATCACGTTGACATATTCCTCGTCGGGAATTTCTTTGTAAGTGCAGCCGAATTTATTCTTAATAGCCGACCATTGTTTGATGATTTGCCCAGCCTGTTTATCAGTGGGCAAATGTTCGACATTCCTTTAACCAGCGCCTTAATGTTGTCCTGGTGTTCTAACGTCAAACAGCCGGGTAAAGCTTTTCGGGTTTTGCGTTCTGGTGGGGTTTTTGGCAGTTGTGCAGGATTGCTTGACAACTGGCTTTTGGCGATCCGTTCCATTTCCAAAAAGTACCGGCGAATCTGGCGACCTTTTTCATTTCTCTCGATCATGCCAAGTTCTTTAGCCATGTCGATTGTGATACTGTATTCTTTAGACGGCCTGCCTTTAGTTTTTAATAAATTTATTAAAAAGTCTTGGTTCTCAATAAAACCGTAGTCTTCTATTCTACTTGCAATCCAATTTGCGAAATGCTGAGCTGACTCTAAAAAAGAATGCAGCAAACGACCGTCTACTAATTGGACTTGAACGCCGGATATTTCGCCAGCAAAAACGGGAATAAGTTGATTGTTCATAATTGATACCGTTGTAAAAATTTTGAACCCAACAACATGACGCCAATCATGGAGCCGGGACTAAGTGGGTTGGCGTACCGGAACAACGGACCGGCCAGCCTTGCGACTGCCCACTTAGCCCGACATAAAATGAAGTGCTAAATGATAGACATAAAAAAACCGCTTTTCGCGGCATTATGCCGTTGTATTTTTGGAACGCCAATCCCATGTTGCAATACTGCAACTGAATACGAGCATAGCCCCAAAACCAAAATATGTCAACTTTCGCAAGATTTAAGTTGTCAAATTATCTCATAAATCGACATATCAAATTTAAGTAGTTTTACTTTTGATTGCTCGGATTTGAGCAATTCAATTGTTTCGCGCTGAGTTAACCATCAAAAAAAATCAACACATTGAAATAAAACGATATTTGTGCTTTAATAGGGCGCAACAATTGCGGATAATGGAAGACGCATAAAAACTATGTTAGAAATAAATTCAAGTATTTCAGTAAGTTGGGACGACTTATCAATCTCTGATATTGATGACCAACTTGAAGCCGCTTTTATCTCCCTCGAAAAAAACAGGCGCGAACAAATAGCGTGGCTGTTATCTAAACGAAATCAACGTCATACCGAAATCAGAAATTTACTCGATATTTGTCATGGACGGATTAAATCATGAATTGGCAAGCTAGACGAAAACTATACGATCTGACTGCGCGATTTATTTATGTTACAGCGTTATGTGCATCGGCATTTGTCGGTGGTCTGTTGATTAGCAAGTCAGAGGCCAGCAGTTTCGATGGCATCTACACACCAGAGCAGACATTTAAGCCGGGTGATTTGATTACCTTGCCTAATCGCAAGGGCAACTATCTAATGATTCTGTGGGGCGATAGTCCGGTTTTTTATAATGCCGAACTGGAGTCTATTCAATCAGAGCCTATCCGTAATTACTCAACTGTTTACGTTGACGTGACTCGAAAGGTTCCTGAGGGCGATTATCAGGCGATTGAGATTGATGCTATTGCCGACCCGCGTAACGTTTCAAATTGGCGATGGCTCAGAGAGTATAAAATTAGAATTGTGAAATGTGATGAGTTTCGGGTTGTTGATCAAGCAATTTGTAAAGCTAAGTGATTGTTTTGTATATTCTAATGTGATCAGGGAGGAGTGATGAGGGTTTTGGATTGTGGTTTTAATGTGTTGGGTTGGCATTTATTTTATTTTGACTCATGCGGTTTATGCTGCTCCTGCTCCATTTATTGATGCTGATGGATTTGTTACGCTGCCAGTCGTGCAGGGTGAAGATGGGCGTTTGTGGGATGCTCGATTGCAATGTGATAGATATATGCAGCAGTGTATTGTTGTGTATGCGCGTGAGATTTGTCAGCCCAACGTGACTCGTTTTTCCCCCTCATTTTGTTGGGAGTTTGGGCGATGAAATACATTTTAGAGGATTTTATCATGCGGTCAAACTTAGCCGACATTGTGACAGGAATAATCATCGGGCTAATTAGTTTTGTAATTGGGATAAATTCTGAAAAAATGGACCAACACATTGACCAGATAAAATCCAAAACACACTGCGTTAGTGAGTCTAGTATATGAGATTATTACTCTGCATCCTCCTTGCCGCATCATTTAGCGTTAGCGCAACTCAACGCAATCCAAAACAAAAATATGCATTCCGAAAATCACACCCCTGTCCATCAACGCACAAAACAACTGGCGCTTGTCCTGGGTATGTTGTTGATCATATTTACCCGCTGTGTGCCGGTGGCGCTGACTCACCTGAGAATCTTCAATGGCAATCATACGATGATTCATTAACAAAGGATAAATGGGAACGCAGTATTTGCAGGAGTATGAAGAAATGAGTTTATTTACGAAGATTTTAGCGGCGCGTGATGCTATTAATTATGGTGAAAAACTAGCTAACTCAGAGACATGGAAAAAACAAGCAATAGCGGTTAGTGCAATTGCTGGTTTATTGTCGGCTGCATTGCCATTTATCCCGAATTTAGAGGGTGTTACTGATGCTACGGTTAATCAAATCGCTGCTGGCGTTTATGCTGTTTACTCTGTTTACACAATGTTCGTTACCGCAGCGACATCTGAGAGCGTTGGATTGCCAACCAAGCGTAGTAAACAATAACCCTGAGCAAATGTCTATTAATAACCTAACATTCGGATTTGATTGCAAACTATGAAAAAAATAATTATTGATCGGTTTGCCGCTTATTTACTCGGCTCTGAAGCCTGGGGGCATTTACAAGCAATTGTCCATATTGTCGAAGATCCGAATAAATCAGGGGCGCAGAAACGCAATGAGGCGTTGGAGCTTTTTGCAAAACTCGGATTAACGATTGCTGGGTTTTTATTAAATTTAGGACTAGAGTTAGCGGTAGCTAAACTGAGAAACTAATGGAAAAAGCAGAAGTCACGGAAGATTTCTATTTGATGGATTTTGAACGCAGGAACCCGAATAATTATGGAAACCGGCATACTGACAATCATCAGCCGCCCTGTACACCGCTGAGAATATTAGCAGGTAACAATATGGACATCAAAGATTGTATCAAAGAATTAAAGGATTCAATTAAGGAACTCAGTGAAGCCCAGCAGGATTTTCGAGAGGATATGATAATTAGGATTGGTCATATCGAAAAAACCGTTTCAAATCAACGCAGCTTTGTGAATGGGGCTGGCTGGATTCTTGGCGTGTTAGTAGCTGCCGGTATCTGGCTTTTCGATAAACTATCACCGCATATCAAATTATGAGTCAATTAGCATGGGGCCGCGCAGTCTCCCAAAAATTCGTAGATAAAATTCTTGAAATTAATTCTGGTTTTGATTGGAGCGATGAACACGCATCGTGGCTAATGAGCTGCATTGCGTTTGAATCAGGCGAAACATTTAGCCCGTCAATCAAAAATGCCGCTGGAAGTGGAGCCGTTGGCCTCATTCAATTTATGCCAAGCACCGCTAAATATCTCAAAACCACCACTGATAGATTAGCTGCAATGTCAGCAATACAACAGCTTGATTTCGTTAAGCTTTATTTCAAACCTTACGCGCACCGGATTGATACGCTATCTGATATGTACATGTCAATACTCATGCCGAAATATATCGGACAACCCGAAAACACTGAGATATTCAGCGGCGGCATTGCGTACCGGCAAAATTCAGGGTTGGATAAAAACAAAGATGGAACCGTGACAAAAGCTGAAGCCACAGCAAAAGTGCAGCAAAAATATGAAAAAGGATTAACAGACAGGTATGTACTTGATTTATAAAGATTGTGCTATAATTAAATATGATGATTACTGAGGTAGACAAATTAACCGATTTGTATTTCAAACTCTGCGAATACTCAGATGAGCGACTAGCACTACTGAGGACTAGACTAGAGCCGATTCAGCCCGAAATTGAATCCGCACTATTAAGAGGAAAGCTTCAGGAAATCAAAGAGTTAAAACGATTTTTGGACAACAGCCGCTAGCGATACCGGCGAATTAATTAGTCTGCCAGGAAGGCCGACAGGGAAGTAACATGGACGAGCAAGATTTACAAAACAGTTTTGATAGTGCATTTGACAATAGCATTGAAGTTGCCGACGAAGGAACGCCCGTAACTGATGAGCCACAGCAACCAGTCGAAGCGGCACTTGAAGAAACCGTCATCGAAGAACCGCAAGGTCCATCAGAGTTAGAGTTATTGCGGCAAGAATTTGCAGACCAACTCAGACAAACTAACGATAAATTACATGGCAAAATAGGCGAACTAAATCGCTATATTCTTGAACTAAAACAGCAACCTAAAACCGCCCCACCTCGGCAAATATCGACTGAAAGCCTGAAAAACTTTCGTGAAGAATTTGGCGATGATGCAGCGGCAAAGCTGGCTCAGGATTTGTCTGAATTATCGCTGTCTAGCAATACTGTTGATTACAGTGAAAAACTCGATGAAATCAAACGCGAACATGCGTTACAGCTCGTTACCTCAGCGCACAGAGATTGGCGCAGAATCAACGACTCAACAGAGTTCGAGGAATTCAAGAATCAATTAAATCAAGAGGACAGGGACAGGCTAAATACAACCTGGAACCCAGTTGAGATTATTGATTCAATTTCAGCATTTAAAGAAAGACGATCACTCACTCAGTTAGACAACTTTAACGAGTGGCGCGAATCATTACTAAATGCCGAAGTTAAAGATCAGTTAAGCAAATCACTTGATCCTGAGTTTTATCAGGAAGCAAAAGAGGCGCTGATCGAATGGAATAAACAGCGAGATGCTGCATTAAAACAGCAGCAGCAAGAAAAAAGGCAAGCAACAAAAGACGCATTGAGTCGGCTGTTGCGCCGTCAGGCTCCGGAGAGTTTGACGAGGGAATGAGCGCAGAAGATTGGTTTCTATCAGCGTTCAATTAAAGGATTAATTTTAAAAGGATTTTAGCAAATGGCTATTCAAAGTTATGCCCTTACACCGGGGCGAATTGAGAAATTCAAAGGTGACATTATCAAAGCTGCGATGGTGACAGAACGGCTTAGTAAAGTTGGTCGTCAGATTCGGATGCCCAAAAACTCTAGCAAAACATACGTTGCTAGAAAATGGGTTCCGTACAACGCTACTGCAACCAAAGCACTGCACAACCAGTTTTTCCCAACTGGTACTGCTCAAGTCGGTGTTGATCGTGGTCAAGCGGTCATTGATGCTAATAAGTCTGTTGAAGGTGTAACACCATCACCAGATAGCATCATCCCGTTAGATTACACGGCTATTCTACAGGAATACTCATGTCTGTATGGTTTCACAAACCAAACAGCCGATTTATATGAAGATGATATTCCGCAAGCGATGAAAGATCAAATCGGTCAACGCATCACTTTAGTGAATGAGATGATCGTTTATGGCGCTTTGCAAGGCTGCACTAATGTGTATTACGGCGGCACAGGTACTAGCATTGCAACGGTTAACGCTGTATTGACGTTGAACCTGATCAGAAAAATCGTGCGTAATCTGCAAGCGAATCACGCGATGCCTATTACTAATGTGCTGAAAGCATCTGGCAACTATGGTACTGACCCGGTGCAAGAAGCGTATTTGGTTTACGTTCACACTGATTTGGAACCTGATGTTCGTGGATTAGCAGGGTTTACGCCTACCGAGAAATATGCCAGCGGCACTCCTATCGAGGGTGAAATCGGCAAAGTCGAGCGTTTCCGTTTTATCGGATGCCCTGATTTACCGGCTCGCATCTCTGCTGGCGCGTCAACTGGTACATATACCACGTTGCAAACGTCAACAGCTACTACTAATGCCGATGTTTTCCCAATCATCATCATGGGTGAAAATGCATTCTCACAAATCGCGTTGCGTGGTCGTGAGTCAGTTGATCCTACCTACATTCCTCCAGGCGAGAAATCAAAATCCGATCCATTGGGGCAGCGCGGCTTCTATGGCGCTCTGTGGTACAAGGCCACCTTGATCGAAAACGACAACTGGATGGCTGTCGCCTACGTTGGCACAACTGCACTATAAGGAGATTTGAACATGGCAGTTAATACAGCAGGACAAACACTGGCTCAATATAATGAGTCAGTCTCTAACGTAGCAATCGGGACGATTACTTTCGACGCTACATCAATTACAACTACTGACTACGCCCAAATTGATACAGGTTTTGAGCCGCGTTATATCTGTATTGATAACGTGACAGATCGTATCAAATTAGAGTGGTACAAAGGCATGGCAACTGATAGATGGGTTAAAACCGTTGCAGCAGGGACCAGAACTTTAGATACCACGTCCTCAGCTTTGATTGTGACTGGTAAATATGTTCGGGTCTTGCAGGACGCAACTCTCGGCGTGATTGCCGCAAGCAAAGTTGTTGCGTTTAAAATCATTGGCTAAACAATCTGCCCCGGCCTAAACCACCGGGGCTTTTTTACATAAGGACATTACACAATGGCACGACCTAGAAGTTACGGAACAGATGATTTTGCAATCGGACAGATGCCACCTGTAGATTTATCACAGAACCGTGAAGGGGATGAGATTATCCCGGTAGATATTAATTTGAGCCATGAAAACTATCTGGCTGAATTAAAATTTATGGAAGACCCGGTAACTATCAGTATTTCACGATCTACTGAAGCATCAGGTCAATATCCGATTTCAATCAGTTGCAACGGCGAAACCATCTGGATTCCTGTAGGTATTCCGACAATCGTTAAGCGCAAGTTTGTTGAAATCCTGGCGAACAGTAAAACTACCAACGTAGCTACAGAAACAGAAATGGGGCAACGCGACGTTAACCTGATTCATCGCAACACGCACTCAAGATTTCCATTTACAGTCATACGCGACGACAACCCACGTGGCTATGACTGGTTAACCAAGATTCTCGCAAGCTAATAAAAGGTAAAAATATATGAATTTCAGTGATGCATTAATTGCGATCAAAGCAGGTAAAAAGTTTCAAGAGAAGGGTGGAACGGAAAAGGGATGTTTGTTTTTCTTGTTCCAGGCTCAGAATTTAAAGTGAGTAGACCGCCGTTGCTTGGAATTTATCCCGAAGGAACTGATATTAAATATCATGCCCACGTTGATATGAAAACGGCAGACAACCAAATCGTGCCTTGGTTGGTTTCTCAAACAGATTTGTTAGCTGATGACTGGGGAATTGTAGAGTGAAATATAATAATATTTTAGCAAGCTAATGACTTTCCTAGAACTTTGCCGCACACTCAGGGAAGAAGCGGCTATGAGTGGGTCAGGTCCATCATCAGTTCTAAATCAAACGGGACAGATGAAACAAGTAGTTGACTGGATTAATCGAGCATATCAGCATATCCAGAATGATCAGATTCATTGGTCATTTATGCGTCAGCCATTCAGTTTTGACACTATTGCAGGTGAACAGATCTACACCGCCACAGCAGTCGGATTGCCTGAATTTGGCGAGTGGGCTATGAATAAATTCAAGGTCAAACCTGAAAACACCGTCACCGAACAATATATGATCCCAGTCAGTTGGGATTATTTCGATAATGCATTTCGCATTGGCACGACTCGCACAGCGCAGGGCTATCCTGTTTATGTAGCGCAACAACCTGATATGGCGCTGACATTTTGGCCTATCCCATCAGCCGTATTTACCATTCACGGCGAATACTTTATGAAGGCGCAAACACTCATTAATAATACTGATGAGCCAGTTTTTCCTGCTCGGTTTCACATGGCGATAGTATGGAAGGCGCTAATGTATTACGCGAACTATTATGCAGCCGACGAGCGTTATGTGTTCGCCGAAAACGAATACCGCAAACTCATGCATGAAATGAAGCGCAGCCAAACCCCATTAGCCACGTGGGGTCAAACACTCGCATGAATAAAACCATTCCCCGTTGCGATGTCAAAACAGAATATATAAAGCTTGATAGCGGCTTAGATTTAGAATCCCCGGCGCTTGCAATTTATCCGGGTTCTGCAATTATGGCCTATAACTATGAGTGTTCATCACTCGGTGGCTATCGTCGCATTGATGGGTATGAACGCTACGATGGACGTGCAAGGCCGTCTGACGCAACGTATATTCATTTAGATGTATCGCTTATCTATACAGTATCGGTCGGTGATATTATTACCGGCGTTCTCAGCGGGGCGACTGGTGTTGTCTCGTATGTCACAGATGATGAACTGGCAGTAACCGCAGTTGTCGGCACATTCACACTAGAGAGCATTTCAAGATCGTCTATCACAGTCGGCACGATCACACAAACGCCGCATGAAAAAGGCTATGCAGAAGGCTATAACAATGCAATGGCTCTGTATGAGTCAGCGGAATATTACCGGGCATTTATTGAAAAGCCACCAGGATCAGGCGGGATTCTCGGCGTTGTTGTCCTTAATGGCGTTACATATTGCTTTAGAAATAATGCACTAGGCACAGCCGCAGCTATCTATAAATCGACTGTAGCAGGGTGGGTCAATGTTCCAACGTATTACGAAATATCATTCACTGGTGGATCGGCAGCAATAACTGATGGCGATACTGTTACACAATTAGTTAGCGGCGCAACTGCTAAAGTTGAAAGACAAGTATTAGAATCAGGCGCATACCTTGGCGGCACAGCAGCAGGACGTTTGATTATCAGTAGTATTTCAGGCACATTCAATGCAACAAATGCTTTGCAAATCGGCGGAGTGACTAAAGCTACCGCTTCAAGCCTTGCAACAGCTATCACGATTGCACCGAATGGACGCTATGAAATGGTCGTCTACAACTTTTACGGCTCAAGTAATACGTTGAGAATCTATGGCTGTGATGGAGTTAATAAAGCGTTTGAATTTGACGGCTCGGTTTATGTGCCGATTCGTACCGGCATGGCAACCGATACGCCTAAGCATATAGCTGCGCATAAACGCATGTTATTTTTATCGTTCAAGGGTTCATTGCAGAATAGCGGGGTTGGCGTACCCTACGAATGGACCGCCATAACTGGCGCTTCTGAAATAGCCGTTGGCGATGATATCACCCTCTAAAATCACAACCGGGCGATGTATTAGCCGTGATGACGCGCAACACAACACACCAGTTGTCAGGCTCATCGACGCTAGATTTCAAGCTGGATGTAATTTCAGCTAATACCGGCTGCATTCATTACGGTGCAGAAACGGTAGACTATACTTATTTACTAGATGATCGTGGCATCATCAAGCTGACCACAACCCAAGCGTATGGTAATTTCGACAAGGAGACCATTTCGCGCAAGGTTCAAATGGAAGCTAACAGAATCAAGAAGTTATTAGTTTGCACGACTGCATATAAAACTAAAAACCAAATAAGATTTTATGGAAGCGATGGCACAGGATTGATTATGACTGTTGCCCAAGGCGGCACAGCTACATCATCAATTGCTAACTCATCCTCAGCCGGTAGCGAAGAACACCGCTATACTGAATTCTCATATCCATTCACAGTTACATGCGCCTGGAGTGGTGAGGACGATACCGGCGACGATGTTATTTATTTGGGCAGTTCTGACGGTTGGGTTTATCAAGCCAATAAAGGCTCATCGTTTGACGGCGCAGAGATTGAATCTAATTTAGTGCTGGCATTCAATAACAATAAATCCCCTAATTATTTAAAACAGTATAGAAAGTTATTACTGGAAATGACAAGTTACGGATATTCCGAAGTTGGCCTGCATCCAGAGTTTAGTTATGGCAACCCATTTACATCAACACACATTCAACAACTATTTGATATAAAAGGCGTTGGAGGCTTTTGGAATGTCTCAACATGGAATACAATATATTATTATGATTCGCAATTAGTTTATCAGCCTGAGCTACAAATTGCGGGAGAAGGGACGAATATTAGTCTGGTATTACACGCTAAGAGTGCCATTGATTTAGGTCATAAGTTTGATGGAGTAATATTTCAGTATACGACAAGGAGATTAGTTAGATAATGTCTACATTCAACCAACCCTCAAGGGCTTTAGCTGGGACGCTAACCAAAGTTGAGCATATCAACGATTTATCGGATGCTGTTACAACAGCGTTTGAATTACTTCCTGATGAATTTCTATTAGCAATTGGCAAGGTTTTCTACGGCACAGACACCGGCACGGCTAATAATTACATTGTCACCACACCATATACGACTGTTACTTTATACGACGGTCAGCCAATTGAATTCACTCCATTATTTGACAATACAGGCGTATCGACAATTAATGTCAATGGGTTGGGGGTTAAATCAATCAAGCTTGGATCAGGGTCTGATGTGGCGGCAGGTGATATTAAAGCAGGTTTGCCGTGTCTTTTGCGCTACTCATCCTCAACAGGCGCGTTTCATTTAGTTTCAGCATTTAATGCAGTCAATAGCGCAGCAGATTCAGCAGCAGCAGCGGCAGCAAGTGCGGCAGTTGCAGCGGGAACGGCGGCATTCACTGATAATAATCAGATTGTTAAGAATTATACAGATAACACTAAGCAGTTAAAATTCAGCTTATCAAACTTAACAACCGCGACGACTCGGACGCTAACGCTATCAGACAAAAGCGGAACGATTCAGTTAGATTCGGATATCGTTCCAAAACAAACAGTAGAACGTGCAGTTAGACGCGCACGACTAGCAACATTCGCATAAGGATATGAAATGATTGACGGAACACTTCCAGGCTATTGGATAGCCAAAACCTCAAGCCTCACGCTGACTAATACCACAAAATGTAAAATTCTGATGGATGTTACACCAGCGCAAGTTGTTGCAGCAGTATCAGGCGAGACAGCGCAACCCGGAGAATCAGCCGTAAGGCAGCGAGTATTAACGGGCGGCGCTAGGATTATCGACGGCAAGGTTACATCAACTGACGCGGCGGCTAAGTCGCTTAAAACCTATATCGGCGAGCAGTTAACATTATACGCCAACATGGGTACAGCAACCACGACAGCTACCACTAACGCTACTATCACTCGATCAACAGGCTCATTCATTACCGATGGCTGGATTGCGGGTGATCAGGTAATGCTAGATGGTGCGGTATCGGCGGCAAACAATGGCACAGTCGCAACAATTACCGCAGTAGCCGCAACGACATTGACGTTAAGCGGAGTAACAGCCGTATCAGTTGCCGAAACTCAAGGCGCTGGATTTAGACTGATTCGATTAGTCCAAACAGGTCAAATACCAGTCCCAGCAAACAGCGGCAACAGCGATTCAATATTGCCGGTTAAGTTATTCGGTCATGCAAATGACGTTTATAACGATTTAGGCATTCAACTCGGTGCAACTAATTTGCTTATTGGCGCATTAGTAGCTAATGCTTCGGCGTTACCGGCAGCAATCCAAGTTAGCATTAATGCGGGGCTTTACTAATGGCTGGCAATATTCAACTTGCTGGCTTTCCAGTACGAAACCAGACTAAATTAGCTGTTCCGCAATGGACGCAATATCGAGCTTATTCACGAATCCCAGGCACATATAGCTCCAGAAGTAGTACCTGCTGATGTTTATCAAATGATGTTACTGGTAATTGGGGCGGGTGGTAGTGGAGGTGCAGGTACTGGCGGAACATCCGGTGGTAGCGGTGGCGGTGGCGGTGGCTTTGCTTATGGAATTTTGGATTGCATACCAGGTCAAGCAATCCCAACGATTACAGTCGGTGCAGGTGGCGCAGGTGTATCTGGACTCAATAATGGTAATGCTGGCGGGACAAGTTCTATAGGATCATTATTGAGTGCAACAGGTGGAGGTGCAGGTGTTGCCTCTGCATCAAGTAACGGTCCTTTAGCAGGTGGCGCTGCTGGAGCTGGCTCGACATCAGGACTACGCCAAGCTATTACAAAGTCGGGCGGCAGAGGGGGAAATAAAGGGAATTATATAGCCAATTCTAACTACACCGGCGGCGGGGCCTGTGGATCATTTTTAGGCGATGGTGGCAGGGGTGGAGATATTTCAGCTACCGCAAACACTCTCGGAACAGGTGGTGGAGGTATCAATGGCGGCAATGGCGGTGATATTACCGGAGCAGCAGCAAATAGTTGGACAGGTGGCGGAGGCTGCGGATTCAGAGGTGGCAATGTTACTGGGACGAGCACAGGGCTAAAGGGTACTGGAGGTGGAGGGTCAGCAGGAAATGGTGTAGATTCGTCAGTTACTGGAACAACTACTGATAGCACATTTGGTGGATTTGGCGTATCTAGCTCTCTTCCGGCGGCTGCTGGTAGCATAGGCATTTCAGGAATTGATTTAGTATCAATTTATGATTGGATACAATTGCTATTAAATCCTAGTTCTATGATGTTAGGTATGGGGTCACAGGGCAGTAGTGGCGGGGTATCATACCCAACCGTATCAGGCGCAGGAACTGGAGGTAGTGGAACATCGGGCAATGTGAATATGGCCGGCGTAGGTGGTGGAATTGGCGGAAGTGCTAATGGCAATTACAGCGGCACGAATTATCAAAAAGGTCTTCCATTTGGCGGAACTGGCGGCGTTACTGGGGCAAATCAAAGCATACCAGCAGGTATTGGTGGTGGATCTGGGGCGTCAGCCTCGTTGTCAGGAAAGGGCGGCGATGGTCTTGTTCTTTTAGCTTGGTGTCCAGGATACTAATATGAAATACGCATGGGTAGAAAATAATAAAATTAGAGATACAGCAGTTGCACCTTCTGAGCAATTCACTCCAGAGGTGGCGGCATTTTATTCAACTGAAGTCAGTGACGAAGTTCAAAACGGCTGGGAATTAGTAAACAACGTGTGGACTGCACCAGCACCATTACCAACGCCAGAACCACCAAAAGCAACTGAATGCAGTTCAATTAAGTTTCTGTTGCGATTCACACCAACAGAACGAGTTGCAATCAGAGCATCAACCGATCCATTTGTCGTAGACTGGCTAACTATCATGAACGATCCAAGGCTTGATGTTGTGCATTATAATGAAGCATTGCCAGCGTTAGATTATCTGGTGAGCGTTGGGATTTTAACGCATAATAGAATTGCTGAAATATTAGTATAAGGAAATACAATGGCATTAGCACAAGCGCAGAAAGTTCAACAGATACTTACTGATGAAGCGAATAAATTTGCAACGCGGCAAAACCTAGCGAATAACGCACCGGCAACAGTCGCGCCTATTCGTTCTGCACCTGCGCCTGTTTATAATCCGGTGGTTAGCCCTAGTCAACCTACTACGCCACCACCAGTACGCAGCACACCAATGCCACAGCAGCAAACCGGATTGTTAGGTACAGCAAGTTCGCCTACTAAGTCGGTGGGATCAAACAACACCAACTAAAGCGCCAGAAATCAAACCCGTCAACGTCAAACCGGGTGATACCTATTTTGCAGTTGCAGCACCAGTACAAGAGGGTGGCGTTGGGGCAGGTGGGGCAAATAATAATGCCCCAACATACGGCGGCTATGCTGGAACAAGACCACCGCAAGGCGATGCAGCAGCAAGGCCGACTGTAGACCCGGTTACTAGAATGGCGCAGTCTGGGGATTATGCCGGGTTGTGGTCGTCATTCATGCAGCAGAATAATAATCAATATGATCAAGCGTCTATTGATAATGGGCTTTCATGGATTACTAATGTGGCAGGTCCAGAAGCCGCTGACGGAATGCGTAATTATTTGGCATCTATTGCGCTAAAAGAACCAACAACACAACCCCCACGCCCAGCTTACACATTCGGCGGCCTTGGCGCATCACAACAAGGCGATTCAACGCATCCGGGTTTATTATCAACAACCACTAGCGCAAGCCAAGCGGGTAAAGACCCGATCACGACTTATGTGCAAGGCCCAAATCCTGACCCTGCCGAAGTATGGAAACAGTTTCAGACTAAATTCAGTGTAACCGATCCAGCACAAATTAAATCAGGCATGGCGTGGATTGGTCAAGTAGGCGGACCAGAAAAGCAAGCCGCTATGATGGGATATTTGAAAAGTATCTCCAAGGCTGGCGACCCGAACAGTCCCTATAATTTAGCCAATAAAGATGACCTGTCAAAATACGCCTATGATAATCCGCATTATCAAGCCGGGTTAACATTCGCACAGTCAACGCTAAACAAGCTTGGTATTACCAACACTCAAATTAAAGACGCGACATCGCTGGCTAATGCCTATCAGCAGCGTGTCAGTCAAGCCGGTGGTCAGTTATCACCAGCAGAATTAAAGCATTGGAAATCAGCCGCTTATCTATTCGGCATTGATGATGCAAAACTACCACCAGAATTAAAATCTTCAGCTTTCGGCATGGGTACGGGCGCACCAGATGACCCCTATACATTAGCCGGTCAAGCCTTTGCAGCAAGCTATGGTTATCCGCAAATTAAAGACCAAGGCTCACTGATTAAAGAATATGACGCTAGACCTAAACCATTAAGCGCCGAAGAAGCGCAGTTATGGAAAGAGGCGGCAATGATGTTCGGGATTGATACCAGTGGGTTTGATTTGGTTAATGGGAATAAGGCCACAACACCTACAGGCACAGGAGCAACTGCAAATCAAAATCAGATTGGATTTAAACTACCTCCTGGCATAACGCCATCTAATTTATCAGTTTCAAAGTTTGCCGATCCTAATTCAGTAAAGCCTTACGATAATAATTATTCAGCCGCTTCTATGGGGCAGGTCATGAATAATATGCAAGGGCCGTCTGAATCACAGTTTGATTTATTTAGAACGTATGTTGCTAAAGGTGATTATGCTAATGCGGCAAAGTTAGCACGAGGCTTTGGCTATACTGATAAAGATATTTCTGATTATGTTGGCACTTATGCCGGTGGGGACATGGGTAGAAATGCTGCTCAATATCTTTATGAAAATCCAGCAGACAAATACGCAAACATAGCAAAAACCAATTTTGATCGAATTGATACTAATGGCATTCCTCAAGTAGTAAGCCAAGGAATTGATATTAATGGCATTCCAAAAGTAATCTACTCAGACGGCACAGCCGTTACCGGCACAGTTAACGATGATTCTGTTGTCCAAAACCGGATGACTGGACTACTGGGCGAGAATAGCAAATATCTGCAATTGGCTCGTAATAATGCCATGATGCAAGCTAATTCAAGAGGATTGTTAAACAGCTCGATTGCAGCCGGTGCTGGTGAAAATGCAGCGATACAAAACGCCCTACCAATCGCACAGCAAGATGCAAAAACCTATGCTGATATGAATATCAATAACGTCAATCAGCAGAATGAAATGGCTCGATTGAATGCTAATAATCAACTCGACGCAAGCAAATCAAATTCAACAAACTGGTTAAGTGCAGCAACCACCAACGCAAACAATAGCCTTGACGCAAGTAAAGCCAATGCTGGTAACTGGCTAAGTGCTTCAACAACTAATGCTAATAATTCGCTAACGGCTGGTACTAATGACGCTAATGCAGTTAATACGATTAATCGTGATAGATTGCAGAATCAGCTAGCGGCAGGGCTGCAAACCCAAAGCAAGAATCAAGATTTGTATAATAGCTTACAAGTCCAAAGTCAGGATTACCAAAACAAAAGCACTCTACAAGATAAAGCACATCTTAATGACGTTGAAATGGTGGCTAAGAACCAAGAGGCGCAAGGAGGCTTGCTGGGTTATCAGGCATATTTGAATGATCAGACAGCTAATGCTGATTTAACAAGGACGCTAGTCAGAGATCAGAAGCTCCAAGAATTCGGTCTTGAGAATATGTATACTCAAAGCGGCTTGAAGATGAGTGAGGCTGATAAGGATCAGATTTACAAGTTAGCCATCCTAGACAAGCAGCTTGCCGCAGATCAGGCGAAAATATTGATTCAAGGGCAGATTGAAGATGCAAGAATTCAGAAGCAACTAGAAAATGCAATAGAGATAGCCAAGCTTGATAATAAAGGCAAGGTTGATGCAGCATCTGCTGGAAAATCTGGCGGGTCTGTTGATAATACTAGCGTTCAGTGGGCGATTGCTTCAATGAACGATAAGAGCAATTGGGATCGTTATTTTATGCAGCGTGGTGATGACCTTAATGCTCAAGATCAAAAAAGATTAGATGCTGCTAATGAATTCCTTGATAGGATCAATAGTACTACCGATGAAAAAGTTTCGAGCGCCTTAACTAATTTTGGAATGCAGCCAACGCCTCCAGCAAGATATATACAAACCGACACGACCAATAGCATTCTATATAACGGAGCTAATACAGCTAATGCTTCGGCAGCGTCCTACTATAAGACTTTCGGCTTGCCTGACATGAAGCCGCCTAAGCCGTTCCAAAAACCAATAGTTGAGCAAATTGGTAAAGGTGACGATGCCGAAAAAACTGTCAGACCGTTGACCTATATTACAGGTAGTTCTTTAGGTATTCCAGGGACGGAATATGACCGTTATAAATATCCAGCATTTGCTGATATGTCACCAGAAGAACAGGTACAAATGGCAAGTCAATACTTAAACTATAACCCTTCAGATATTCAAACCATTATCGCAACAAATAAAACCCCAAAAACCAACACCAGCAACACAGCAGGAGCCTTGGCTTAATGTTAACCACCCGATACGCTATCAGTTCTGATTTGGATAGGCTTTATGAGTTAGCCTTAACTGGCGTTCATGAAATTCAATTTATGGATAGAATTGACGAGGGTGTTTTTAAGCGATATGTCGGGATATACATTAACGATCCTAATTATTTTGTGCGAGTTGCTGTTGATAAGCACGATGTGGCGATAGGCGGGATAATTGCCAGAATTTCACCAACATGGTTTTCCGATCAGTGGGTTTTAGAAGGGTTTGTTATTTTTGTGGATAAGGATTATCGAGGCAAGGGACTAGCATTAAAGCTTTACAAAGAACATTTAAAATGGGGGCAAAGTTTTGATTGTGTGGCTACTTGTCGCCTACAAACATCAGCAGGAATTGAAAAGGATTTTTCCAACATGTTTAAAAAATTAGGATATACCCAAGTGGGTGGTGTATTTACCAAACTTGCAGAACGCCAGGAGGCTTTTATATGTCTATAACAGCAGCAATCGTCGCAGTAGCGTCAACAGTAGCTTCAGCAGCCTCAGCGGTTGCTGGTGCAGTAGGGGCGGCAGTTGGCGCAGTAGGGTCTGCTATTGGCGCAGCAGTTGGCACAACAGCTGCAACAATAAGCGGATTAGCCGCTGGGGTGCTTCCTACGGTTGGGGCGGCACTAACGACGATATCAACCATATCGACGGTGGCAAGTTTCGGGCTAACGGTAGCGGGGGCCATAACGGGCGACCAAAGTTTAATGAAAGCCGCCATGTGGACAGGTATCGGTGGAGCTGTTGCAGGGCTGGGAGCTGCCGCAGTCTCAGCCGGTACAGCAGCGGCAACATCAGGCACAGCAAGCGCAGGAAATGCAGCGGTAGGTAATACCGCAGAATTAACGATTGGCAGTCAAGTAGGTCAGGCAATCACACCAGCTTTTGAAAGCACAGCGGGTACGTCAATTAATGCTGCCACCAATGCAGCAACGCCTGGGTTATTAGGCTCGGCGGGGACCAAGGCATTGTCTAGCTTATCTAATTCGATGGGGTATAACTCCATTGGGGCTGAGTATGGTGCAAGTTTAGGCAACCAAGGTGTTAATACCAATGCTATTTCATTGCAGCCAGCAAATCAGTTACCGGCACTTGAGACGCAATTTCAAGCGCCCGATATAGCGCATGAGGCATACACTAGTTTAAAAGCTGACAATGCAATAAAAGCACCTTCAGTCAGCAGTACTAGCTTAGATTTAAATGCGCCTAGCCAAACGCCAGCTAACACTTCAACCAGTGTAGAGCCTTCAAAGTTTGCTACATCACCAACGCCGTCAGATACGTCTGGCACTGTTAGCACAACAGCAACAGGCGATGTTCAGCTTAATAATTTTGGACAAAAAGGGATTGGGGACTATAAAGATTTTGTGAGTAGTGGATTTGATGAAGGCGCACCAAGTGCAACAAACAGTGTTCAAAATGCGGCTAACAATGTACTACCAACAGCCACCGATATTTCAAAACAAGCATCATCTGGGTTATGGGACACCGTTAAAAACTATGGTGGCAAGACCCTAGACTTTATTCAAAACAATAATACTCTAGTGGGTACAGGGTTAAAAATGATCCAAGGCGCGGGTGATTATTCAGCCAATAAAGAAACCCAGCAGATGAAAATGGACTACGAGCAAGCCTTAAGGAAACAAGCCGGGTTACGTTACGATCCTATAGCGGTGCAAAATTACTATAAGAACTTAGGCAAGTTTGCAACTAAAACAGTATAAAGGTCAATAGCATGGATGCTAAAAAAGCAGAACTAGAAATTCAAAATCAGGTTATGAAAATTAACCGGCAAGTGTCGAATATCGTCTACACCGAAAAGGTTTTTTCATCAATCATGAAAGACTACGATGCTGGTGATCATGCAATTGTCATAGCTGAAGTTATTTTGCATATTATAAACAAAATCAAAAAGCTATCTAAGCAACAGATTCCACCTCATGTAATTTTTGCTACAGGCGTTATTATTTTGCAAAGGTTACAGATTGATATAGCTGATACTGGGCGAGCCCCACTTACTGAGCAGGAATCCACTAAAGCTATCCAATATGCACTAGACCATTATTTAAAGCTGTACCAGCATGAGTTCGATATGGTTGAGGTAGGGAAACAGCTAAAGGATATGCAGCGCAGTCTAGCTGATGGAAACTTTGCAAAGAAAGTAGCGCCGATGCTAAAAGCTGATCCAGCCATGATTAACAATGTCATTAATGGAAAGCCAGCCGTACAGCCTGGAATGTTACAAGGAGGTCAATAATGGGTATGTTGCTAAGTGCGCTTGGTTCTGGTGCTGGTTATTTAGCGGATAGATTAGCCGAAGATCATCGACTGAAAGAGCAAGACGAAATCCAGAAGCGCCGTGATCAAGTGATTAGACAAAATGCGTTAGCTGATCGAGCAGAGGCGTTAGCAATTAAAGAGGCTGACTGGGAAAAGCAGAAGGCATGGGAGACTGAAAAGGGTAATACTAATTACGCACAAACCATAGCCCGTGACCAGATGAATGATAAAGCGGCTATTGATAAGGAAAAAGAGTTATTGCCGATTAAAGCGCAATACGAGCAGCAAGCTTATGACCGAAATCATGCTGGCGATAAAGAGTATAAAGAGCAATACCAGCAAGAACGATTAGACATGCTTAGGATGCAGCAGGAAAAGCTTAAGCAGGATCAAATGGATAAAATTGACGCCAAAATAGCAGAGTTACCACAAAGCGCAACTGCACAAAGGCAAGAACTTGAAAGACAAAAGGCGTCACTTGGCAAATTCCAAACCTCAAGCTATACCGGCACACCAAGCAAAGATTCGACAATAGCCAATGTAAATAAATACGATCCATTAGTTAAATCACTTGCTGATAAATACAGCATCACGCCCAATGAAGCCAAAGCTATCATGATTGTTGAAAGTGGCGGCAAAAGCCAATGCGGTCAGTTCTGCTGGTGCTGAAGGTCCGATGCAAATAATGCCAGGGACTAAAGATTACATAGCGCAGAAGCATAAAATTGATCGTGGTTCAATGGATCAGGAAAACGGCAATATTGAAGCGGGTATTGCGTACTATAAGGAAATGCTCGATAGATACAAAGGCGATAAACAACTGGCATTTGCAGCTTATAACAGCGGCCCCGGCACAGTTGATAAGAAGTTAGATATTGCAGCGCAAGCAGGTAATCCACGCACCTATGATTCTATTGCTGAATTACTGCCCGACGAAACTAAAAATATGTCCCGAATGTTATGGCTAATAAGGATAGGCTGGATAAGATGGGCGGCAGCGATACTGAAGATAGCCAAGAGCCAGCTAAACCACAGGCTAAATCATTCTTTACTGAAGCCAATGGCACAGAGAGAAAAGCTTTTAAGGAAGCTAATGGCTAAGATTGACGAATCAGATAAGACTGATACAGCCAATGTCAAAACCATCAATGCCGAGACAATAGCGCAAGGTAAGCGAACTATTGCGCCTGTTGAAGTTAGACCGGCAACTACAGACGAGCGAACCGTACTAGCCGATAGACTGGTTAATTCTGGAGCTACGCCAGCCGAGGCCTTGGCAAAAGTAAGTAGCTATAAATTGTACATGGATCAAAAAACTGGTGTTTTCTATCACAATGACAAGCCTATTCTTATTGCTGGTGATGATTTAATTAGCAAGTTGGATTCTAGCAGCAGTAAGCCAATGTCAGTTCCATCTGAGCCAACAAGCGCAGGTCCACAGCCTAGAAAGAAATCAGATTTAGAGCTATCGCTAGAAAGTGCTGTTAAAGGTCCACCACCTAAAGAAGTTATCCGACAAGCAAATAAATCACGCATGTTTTCAACCAAAGAGGGTTACATGTAAAACACAACATATAGTGCTATAATATTAAGCACCGGCAACATGTTGTGCTAACTAAGGAAAAAATAATGGACGAAACTACTAATCAAGTCAGCGTTACAATTACCGCAAATGGCGATGGTACTTTTATCGTTGAACAAAACGACCAAGAGAATCCGCAAGAAAATATGGAGGAAGGCGGTGTTGAAGAACAAAAAGCCTTCAAGTCTTTGGACGAAGCCTTAAACAAAGTGCGTGAATTATTAATGGCGATGGTACTTTTATCGTTGAACAAAACGACCAAGAGAATCCGCAAGAAAATATGGAGGAAGGCGGTGTTGAAGAACAAAGAGCCTTCAAGTCTTTGGACGAAGCCTTAAACAAAGTGCGTGAATTATTAAGCGATACTTCAGAAGATTATCTGAATCAAATGTTTAATGCTGGCTTAGGCGAGAAAGCACCGGCAACATGTTGTGCTAACTAAGGAAAAATAATGGACGAAACTACTAATCAAGTCAGCGTTACAATTACCGCAAATGGCGATGGTACTTTTATCGTTGAACAAAACGACCAAGAGAATCCGCAAGAAAATATGGAGGAAGGCGGTGTTGAAGAACAAAGAGCCTTCAAGTCTTTGGACGAAGCCTTAAACAAAGTGCGTGAATTATTAAGCGATACTTCAGAAGATTATCTGAATCAAATGTTTAATGCTGGCTTAGGCGAGAAAGCACCGGCTAAAAAGCCACCAATGGCAGCACAAGGAATGATGTAATGAATGCCGTTGCTAAGGAAGTCGAGGCAAGAGCCATTCCTGAAATATTTGCCGTCCCAGGCGAAGATATGAATGGAATCCCGTGTGTTGGTTTTTTTACTGGAGAGCATACAGCGGTATTCGTGCCGAAAGATGATTTAGATAACGGCGTCATCACCAAGGAAGAAGTGTGGCAATACATTACTGATTTAGCTTATGAAAATAATGATATTGTAGATTATGGACGAGAAGCCTAAACAAAAGAAAACTAGAAAGCCGCATAACCGGCGAATCTCTAACAGGCAGGAAGAACTGTGCCTAATTTATGCGGCTAATGGTGGGAATGTTACCGATGCTGCTAAACAAATGGGTATCGGTGTTCGCTATGTTCATCAGATGCTGACTCACCCATTAGTTCAAGATCGCATCAAGGAATTGACTAAGGAAGTGACTAGCCCCAAGATTGCCACCGCTATCGAGCGCCAGGAATTTTGGACTTCTGTTATGTACGGTCATTTATCGTTTGCCGATGAAGAAAAAGGCACGAAGGTTGTGCCGAATTGGAATGAGCGAATTAAAGCATCTGAGTTACTTGGTAGGTCGCAGGGGCAGTTTTTAGATAAGAAAGAAATTTCTGGAGCCGATGGTGGGCCGTTGTCTATTAAGGTTGTCTTTCAAGACTAATGCAATCAATTGCTAAATTTCCAAAGGCGCTACAATTTCTATTTGTACCTTCACGGTACAAAGTAGCACACGGTGGCAGAGGTAGTTCCAAATCGTGGAGCGTAGCAAGAGCACTACTTATTCAAGGCGTAGATAATAAACTGAGAATTTTATGCACAAGAGAGGTCCAGAAATCAATCAAAGACTCAGTGTATAAGTTGCTATGCGATCAGATTGAAGATTTGAAGTTAGGCCAGTTTTACTCGATTACTGAAACATCTATTAAAGGTGTGAACGGAACTGAGTTTACTTTCGCTGGTTTGGCATCACATACGGTTGAATCTATTAAATCGTTTGAAGGTGTTGATAGATGCTGGATTGAAGAAGGCCAAACGGTTTGCGCTAAGTCGTGGGATATTTTAATTCCGACGATTCGCAAGGATGGCTCCGAAATCTGGATCACCATGAACCCAATGCTTGATACCGATGAAACTTATGTGCGGTTTGTTGTTGATCCACCCCCGAATTCAATAGTAAGACAGGTTAACTATACTGATAATCCTTGGTTCCCTGAAGTATTGGAAGCTGAACGCGCACATTGTGAAGCAACCAGACCAGAGGATTACAAGAATATTTGGCTAGGCCAATGCTTGTCTGCTGTTGCTGGTGCTATCTATGCTGAAGAAGTCAAAGACATTCAGCTTGAACAACGAGTGTGCAACCTACCGTATGACCCGAAACTAAAAGTTCACACGATATGGGATTTAGGCTGGAATGATTCAATGTCCATTATTTTATGCCAGAAAGTGCGCTCTGAAATACGCATTATTGAATACATTGAGGACAGCCATAAAACACTCGATTATTATGCCTCGCTATTAAATGCAAAGAATATGAACTGGGGCTATGACTATTTACCACATGACGGAAGAACCAAAGATTTTAAAACTGGTCGAAGCGCCGAAGAAATACTAAAAAGTTTTGGACGTAAGGTAAAGATAACGCCGAACATTGGGATTGAGCCGGGAATTAAAATGGCTCGTTCAATGCTGAAACAATGCTATTTTGACAAAACTAAGACCGCTAGATTATTGGAATGTTTAAAGCGTTATCGGCGCAGTATTAATTCGCAAACCAATGAACCCGGCGCACCATTGCATGACGAGCATAGTCATGGAGCAGACAGCATAAGATATCTAGCAGTCAATGTAGATTCATTATCAAACGAAGAACGTAGGCCAAATGAGTACGTTAGACCTGTAGGCTATGACCCCGGCGCAGGATATTAATTAAAAAGGATTAAGCATGGACGAAATGCAGCTCACTGACGAGCAACTTGATAGACTTGAAAAGCTCGACAAACTAGGCAAGAAAATATTAGCCAAAAAGGAAAAAGCTATTAAGGCTCGACGTGCTTCAGGTATCGAAGAAATTTGGCGAGAAGATGAAGAATTCTATGAGGGAGTTGATGAAGCTAACCGTCTTGATACAAATACCCTCATCACCAAAGACACCGCCGATAGACAATCAGGCTTTGGCACTCGTCAGCCTAAACGCACTGGCAGCAATGTTTTCCTAAATATCACGCGTCCTTACGTCGAAAATGCATCAGCCTCATTAGCTGAAATGCTAATGCCAATTGAAGAATTGCCTTTTGATTTAAAGCCTACGCCTATTCCTGAATTAGCGGATATAGCAAAGCAAAAAGGTATGATGATGGAAACCCAGCAAGGACCGCAAGACGCTGGGCAGCTCGCTAAACAGGCGCTTGCTGAAGCAGATAAAAAAGCAGAGTCGGCGCAGTTAAAAATTGAAGATTGGCTGATTGAATGTCAATGGAATGCTGAAGTTAGAAAAGTGATTCAAGACGCCGTTAAACTTGGCACTGGAATTTTAAAAGGGCCATTCCCGGTAAAACGCAAAAGCAAAAAACTTACCGAAGCTGGTCAAGGCGCAATGCAGCTAGAAATTGTTATTGAAACCAAACCAGCATCAAAACGTATTGACCCGCGAAACTTTTATCCTGACCCTGCTTGCTGTGAAAATATCCATAACGGAAGCTTTGTATTTGAAAAAGATACTCTATCAGGAAAGCAACTGCGCGAATTGATGGGTACGATTGGCGAAGATGGAACGCCTTATTATCTTGACGAGCAGATTAAGCGTGTACTGAAAGAAGGGCCAAATCGAGTTTATGAAGAAAAAAATAAGCTTGAAAATCATGATGATAAATATGATGTTTGGTATTACTACGGCACAGCAACAAAGGACGATTTGCAAGCCGTAAACATTGACATTAAAGAAGATCATAAAGCTATTGACGTGTTTATGGTTATCGTGAATGGGCATGTCATCAAAGCGGCTCGGTCAGTATTAGATTCTGGTGAATTTCCTTTCGATGTAATGGTTTATCAACCACGTTGCAGCACATGGACCGGCATAGGCTTGGCTCGTCAAATACGCGAACCACAGCGCATGATAAACGCGCTTATCCGCAATATGCTCGACAATGCCGGGATTGGTGGCTCTCCTATCCTGGTGTTGGGTGAAGGTGTTGAAATGGAAGGTGGTGGCCCTATCGTTATTGGGCGCAATACCATTTAAGATTAAGTCCAGATTCTCCGATTCAAAATGCGCAGCAAGCCGTCCAGCCTATTGTAATTCCAATCATCTCGCAAGAATTAATCAACCTATTTCAGCTTGCTCAAAAGATGGCGGAAGATGTAACAGGTATGCCGTTAATGCTCCAAGGACAACAAGGCAGCGCACCTGATACCGTTGGTGGTATGCAGATATTGCAGCAGAATTCAGGCGCAACACGGCGCAATATAGCCAAGTTATTTGACGATCGGGTAATCGTGCCACATATTCAACGATTCTATGAATGGCTATTGATTTATGGCGACGATGAAGATAAGGGGGACTTTCAGATTCATGCGAAGGGTTCAACCTCATTCTTTGAACGTGACGCTTCCAAAATGGCATTGATTCAAATGGGTGCAATGTTGTCGAATCCTGCTTTCGGAATTGACCCTGCTAAATACATGAAAGAAGTATTGAAGGCGCACCGGATTAATTCAGAGACAATTTTATACTCTGAAGAAGAACTCGCTAAGATGCAGGAACAACAAGGCGAACAACCGCAAGACCCATCCTTGCAAGTTGCCCAAATACGCGCACAAACTGAACAGCAAAAAGCGCAAGCCGATCAACAAATGCAGCAAATGAAGTTGCAGTTTGAACAGGCTGAAAATCAACGTCAGCGCGAACATGAAATGCAACTGGCAATACTTACTCGTGACATGAAGGTCATGGAGTTAAGCCAGAATGAAAATATTTCTATCCAGCAGATTAATGCAGACCTAGCAAAGAGCAGCGACCAAGTAAAAGCTCGATTAGCTGAAACTGCCCAAAAACTAAACGTGCAAACCGTGTTAAGCCATAACGACATGCAGTTACAGCACAAAAAGATTCAAGCCACAACGCCACCGACTGAACCAATAGGTAGAGCGCAACCCGGCCACGCTTGGCAACAATAAGGATATTCGATGCCATCATTATCAGCTTTTAGAGCCTTTTACCCTAAATATAATTCGCTTTCAAATGATGAAATTATTAAGGCATCTGAAGGCACTTCCACACCTGTTTGGTACGATGAACCGGACGAAAAGCCCGAAGAAGAAACTTCAGATTTCACACTAGGCTTAAAAAACTCTTTCGAGCAATTAAAACCAACTGTTTACGGCTTAGGCGCAGCAGTAGCAGCAGGTGGAGAGGCTGCTTTTGGTGAAGGCGGAAATTTCACTGAGGCCAAGAATTACTTAGTTGATAAATACAAAGATGCTAACGCTAGTATTCAACAGCCTAGCACTAACTTTGACCAAGCATGGGATGAAGTTAGTAATAGCGGCGACCCAAGCAAGCTAATTGATTTAGCGCAATATGGCGCAGGTCAGGCAGTTGGGCAAGGTGTGCAATTACTAGCTACTTCAATGCTTGGTGGCAAGCTGGGGATGCTAGCAGCGGAAAAGGCAGCGCCTTGGGTTATTGAAAAGATTGTTGCTGATAATGTCGCAAAAGGTTTAACGGTTGAAGCGGCTACTAAAATCGCTGGTGAAACTATCGCTAAAGCTGGCTCAACCGCTGCTATCGCTGGCAGTTCAGCCGCTATGGAAGGCAGCGAAATTGGTGGAGGATTAGCGCAGAAATCAGCCGAAGAAAATAGAGCATTAACACCGGGCGAATTAGGGCAAGGTGCAGCAGCAACCATTGGCGCAACTGCTTTGGATTTTGCCGGAGATAAATTAGGGCTGGATGCTTTAACGGGTAAATTCGGCTCTAAGCTGGCTAATCCGTTAATGCGTGGCGCTGCGACAGGCTTAATGGCTGCACCGATGGAAGCAGCTACAGAAGGCGCACAGACGCTAACTGAAGAATACGGCAAGGGTAATGACGCCTTATCACCTGAATCGTTATCACAAGCCCGTACTGCTGCATTTATGGGGGTATTGGTGGCGGCGTTATGGGTGGAGTTGGCGGGGCTTTTAATAAACCCGAACCAACCCAACCAATCAACCGCCCAATGGAAGAACTTTTAAACGAGTTCAGAAATCAACCTGCACAGCCAAATGAAGTTGAAATAAATCCACTCAGCCCAAGCGATGCAATCCGCAGAGCGAATGACCGGATTAGCAGCAGCATCCTAAATACCGGCAGCGCTGACGAGGCTATACAGCAATTCGGCAATGCTGTTAATTCTACAATCATAGACGTAACAGAAGGAAACCGTTTACTCAATGAAGTACAAACACAAAATGTTGCAACGCAAATCGAAGCTGAAAATCCGGTTATACCCGAAAGTCAGTTATCGACCATTGCCCCAGCCGATTTACCAATAAATGCTGAAACAATACTTAACCCAGGAGAATCAGCGATTTCTACACCGGAACCCATTGCTGATGACACAGCAGGGATTATTCCGCAGGAAACCGTCGGTGCTCAATCTCAATCATCTGCTTTACAGGACTTTATCAATGAAACCCAAAAATCAGCCACAGAAACAACCAATGAGAACACCGGGCAAGAACAAGCGGGGCTGCTAAATGCGGTTCAGCAAGCACCAGAAATACGTCAAGATCAAGCGAACACCGCTAACCTTGAATCAGGTAGTCAAGAGCCGACGATCAATGAACCGGCTCAAGATGCCAATACTGCGTTACAAACTGAAACAACTATATTAGATAATGCTAATATTCCAGTTCAAAGATCGAAAGCGCCCACCATCGAACAGGCTCAAACGACTGATAATCCAGAGCGCCTACAGGTACAGCAGCAAGAGGTTGCAGCACCAACGACACAGGCCGCACCCTCAATACCTGAAGTGGGAAATCAGGCATCACAGTCCGAGCAGCAACCTGCTAGTCCTGACCTACCACCTTTAGGCAACTTAACACCTGAGCAGTCAAAATATGTCTATGACAATCTGACTAAACCGATAGGTCAGACTCGCGCCTATCTGCAACTGCCCATTAAAGAAGTAACTAAATTACAGCAACAAGCTCAAGAGAACATCGCCAATGTCCAAAGTAAAACTAAAATCCCACTCAATGACACCGCAACAAATACAGCAGGAAATGCAACGGAGGTGGGAGCTGGTCAAACTGGACAAGCGGTATCAGGTGCAGCGGAAGCGGTAGGAATATCAAAAGACGCAGATTCCATTGTAAAAGATATTTTAAGTGATAGCACCAATAGCGCAGCACTTAGAAAAGTAGCAGGACTCATACAGACGCGCACAAGATAAAGGTGATCTAAATACACAAGAGTTGATTGATTTTAGAAAGTGGTATTCTGAAGATAATAGTAGGTTGACCAATGCTGAAACACCGACTAAAGATATGTCTATAGGTGATACTACGGATTATTTGGTGCAGCAGTTTAAGCTATCAGTTGCCGCTAAACCAATCGCCCAAAGAATTGTAAATGCTCAAAATTCTTTTATTGATAGCGTTCAAGAACAATTTGGATTTTCTAAACAGGATGCCGAAAAATATATGATCAGTATGCAAAAAACAAACTGATCAAGACAAACGCCAATACTGGAAAATTTGAACTAAAGACTGGTCAAGCATGGGATAAAGAAGTCATGCAACGGGCTATTGATACTTATGATTCAAAACCAGAAAAAGATTTATTAAAGGCCACGCCAAAAAGAATCCAATAGTTAATGACAATGATGATTTATTATCAGCAATATCAAAAATAGGCGGCTTAAAAGCCAGTGAAGCATTAAGACAAGGAATTGATAACGCGGCATTATCTAAACGTGGTCATGGCATTAAGCGGGTATTCCATAATTCAAAGAATGCAAAAACCTATGACGAAATGGCTGAGTTATTACGCACTAGCCATAACTTTGACATTGCTGATGCAAACGATTTAGTTGATAAAGTTTCCAGAGCGATAAACCAAAACGAAAAGATTTATAACAATGCAGGCTATGAAAACTTAGCTAAAATCCAATATGAAGAAAAAATAAACCAAGATCATGCCGAGCATGTTCAACGTGTTGAAGGTTTGCTTAATCTGGCTAAAGAGGCTGGTAGCGAACATTACAGCATGTTGAAAGACATGATTAATAAAAACCAATTTCCTGAAAATGAAATATCTTCATGGGAGCAGGACCTAAATGACATCATCCAAGAAAATAACGCCCGAAGAACATCAGCATCTAGCCAAGATAGCGTTGAGGCGCTTTCAAGCTACACAGAACAAGAACTCAGAGATAGAGAGCAGCAAGCAGCCAAGCGAGCAAAACAAGACGCAGAGCAAGCCAGAAAAGACGAGTTAATTCGGTCAGAAAAAGCAAGCGGCTATGATGTATTTGATGAAATGGCGGGGAATGTACCAAAGACTGGTGATGTGTTTGGTATGTCCAACCCGATGGAAAAGGTTGAACGTGCTGAGCCATTCAAAGACCTAACCCTAAACAACCCAGTCAACCTAAACGGCGACACCATAACCCCCGAAGAATTCAACAGTCAGCCGCTTAAAGATCGGATTGCGTTGAAGAAAGAGATCCTAGCGCAACAACCCAAAGAAGAACTCAAGCCTCAGAGCAGCGTGGAGAAGGCTAAGGGGAGGATTAAGCCTGATGATAATATTCAGAAATCCGAAGCATCCCCAACGACTAACCCCCACACCCCCGAAACCCTAGCCAAAGAAACAACCCGCGTATTAGACAGGAAATTCGGTAGTGGGTTTACTGAGAGGTTGATGGGGACTGGGAAGTTTAAAATTATTAATGCTAGTGAAGCTAAAGACTTGATTGGTGGACAGGTTAAGTTTCACAAGGTATGGCATGGTTCGCCACACGATCACGACAAGTTTTCAATGGATAAGATCGGAAGCGGCGAGGGGGCGCAGGTTTATGGTTGGGGGCTTTATTTTGCGGGTAGTAGGGAGGTTGCGGAGTGGTATAGGGATAATTTATCTTACGATATTAGTTCTTTTAATTACAAAGGAGCTACTTATTATAGGGGTTCAGGCGAATTTAAAGCATTAGCCCTAATTAAAAATGATGGATTATCTAAGGCTAAAAAACATGCAAAAGCATGGCTTAATGATTTTATTAATGGCGAGGAATGGACAAAAGACAAAAGTTATAAAGATGGATATTTTGAAAAATTAAACGAGATAGTCCAAAACCATACAGCTAAAGACAAAATAAAAATAGTTCTGGGTAGACTCTACGAAGTAGACCTAGCCCCCGAACAAGACGAGTATTTGTTATGGGATAAGCCGCTATCTGAGCAGAGTGAGAGAGTAAAATCCGCAGCAAAACAATTTTATGACAAATATATCAATGGCAAATCTTTTGAGGGGTTTGTTGATTTTGAAACCGGCAATTCATTTTATGAAAAATTTGTTGCAAATGAACTAGGTTCAGCCAAAGCAGCCTCAGACTACCTTAACAGCATCGGCATACGCGGCATAAAATACCTAGATGGTTCTAGCCGTAGTCAAGCATCGAGAACAGCCGATAGAAAACAGTTAGTTGATTTAGTAAGCGAACTAAGCTCACAAGTAAAAGAAATTCAAGCTGAAATTGATCGAAACAAAGACTATCCAGGGTTATTGCCAGCATTCTTCAATAGAAGAAACAATGATATAGCGGAGCTAAATAGCAGAATAGAATCTGCTAATAAAAAAATAGCCGACATTGACAATGAGAAAGACTTAAATTTCAACTATGTCATTTTTGATGAAAACGATATCAAGATTGAAGCCAAGTATTCAAAGAATGGCGATATCCAAGCTTTCTACAATCCTGCCAACGATACCAGCTATTTTGTAGCGGATAACATCGACCAGAATAAAAATATTCTAGGCTTGGCGTTGCATGAGATTGGTGAGCATGCACTTCAGCTAGGAAAAACCAAAAAACAATACGAAGCTATCATGGCTGAAGTCGAAAGACTATCAACCACTGATGACAAGGTAAAAGCCGCTAAAGCCTTAGTCCCTGAAGATACTTTACCCGAACACGTTAACAGCGAAATAGCCGCGTACCTAGTTGAGAATCATCCAGAACTAAGCATTACCCAACGCATTAAAGCATGGTTTAGAGAAGCGTTACGCGCCTTTGCAAACACCTTCCCAAGCATTAGCAAGAATCAAATGCTGCAATGGGCAAATAGATTGACGCCTGAAGATATTGTGTTTATGGCAACTTCAGCCCTTAGAAAAGCACCTGATAGCTTAATGTTTGATCCGGTTGATCGTGTGGGTGATGGGGTAATGATATCAGCTAAAAAAGCTGGCTATGAGGGCGATGATATTGGCGAGGCTACAGAGTGGCTAAGAGCTAAAGCTAAAGGGCTTGATATGAGTCAAAAGGCAAGGATGGAACGTGCTAGGGCTATGGGGTTTGATGTTGATAAAATTTATTATCACGAAACCGAGAGTAAGAACGAAGAATCAATTTATAAAAATGGCTTTGATATAAATCGTTTAGGCGCTAGAGCATCTGACAACGGAATGCCGGACGGTGTATTTTTAAAGAGCAATGATAAAAGTATAGGGCTATCTGATAATGGTATTCAAATACCAGTATTTATAAACTTAAATAATGTCATGAAGTTTGTCCATCGAGATGATGTTGCAAGACTTTTACGGGTTGATGGTGAATTTAGAAAGCTATTTGATTCATGGGAAAAGAAAAGCATTGATTATGATAAAAAGTTTGGGTTCTTATTTGATAAATCCTTTGAAAAAGGCGTTAATGATGAATTAATAGACAAGCATCTTGATATGATTATGGATTTATGGAAATCAGATCAAAACGCAACAGCAGTAAAGCTTAGAGGCATAATCACTAAATATTTCATTGATAATGGCTATGATGGAATTAATGTTATCAATGATGTTGGATCATTCAACCGAAACGTAAACACAACCGTTGTATTCGATCCTAAAAATATCCGCAGCATCAACGCCGCTTTCGATCCAGACTACAAAGAATCAGCGAATTTGTTGGCGAGTAAGCAAGGAAGCGGTGTATTAAAAGCCCCAACGGCAAACCATCAAACCTTAACCCTGTTCAATGGAAACAGGTTAGAACTCCTGAATTCAAGGCATGGTTCGGTGACTGGGAAAATGACCCTGAGAACGCATCAAAAGTTGTTGATGAGAATGGGGAGCCTTTGGTTGTTTATCATGGGACTAAAGCTGATTTTACAGAATTTAATAAAGGTGATATTGGTTATCATTTCGGAACAACACGGCAAGCAAATTTCATTATTAATCGGCTAGAGTATGCCGAAGGTGATCCAAGAATAGCTAGCTTATACTTAAATGCTAAAAATATTATTAGACTTCCTGATGTTGGTTTTGGTGTTCCTAGTCAAACTGTTACCGCCATTTTTGATAATGGCTACATAACAAAAGAACAGGCCAAAATATTAGGGAAGAAATGTCTATCGCCTATATAGACGAGGGGACATTAGAAGCTAAACAGGAAGCATTAAGAAGTGAACTGTTAAAGCTTGGATATGATGGAATTATTTATAAAAACACCGGCGAGCCTGATACTAATTTTGAAAAAGGCGATCCAAGAAGGTATCAAGATTCATACATCGTTTTTAATGCTAACCAAATCAAATCAGCCACAGGAAACACTGGCGCATTCTCATCAACAAACAACGATATCCGCTTCAGCAAAGTCCTCCGCCAATCCGAAAACAACCCCACCAGCGCCAACGACTTAGAGCGTGTAATTGATTCGGGTGAGATGCCTAAACGTGATTTCACTACCTCAGATTTGAACGACAAGATTGTCACTTACTTGGTCGATTCCACTCGCCCATTTGATGTGGCTATGCGCGAATTACCCGACCAATTGCAAGCCGCTAAGATTGTGCAAGCAAAGGATTTAGCGCCAGGACGGAAGCAAGCTTTTGAAAAAGAAGCAATGGACCGTTTCGGTAAAGATATTGCCGAAGGCATTAAAGCGATAGCCGTGGCAACAGGTAAAAACTTCAACTGGTCGAAAGAAATGGCAGGGCAATGGATGACGCTGAAATATGCACAGATTGCCAATCATCGTTTGTTAAAACAGTATGAAGCGGCAGCCGATGAAGCCGCACAAGCAGTTCAAGATTTTATTCCAGACCCGCAAAAAACTGACCGTGAAAATAATGCTGAATTGTTAGGCTTAAAAACTGCTTCAAGCAAGGCTGATAAATTATTGGTTGCCTTTGATGAAGCAATGAATAAGCAGCAATTCGTTGACCCGGTAAACGAGAAGCATGATATCGGCCTAGCTGGTGGGTATAACAACTACACCGCTAAAGCTTTGATGGCTAAGATTGAAAGTAAGGTTGATGTAAACCTAATTAAAACCGTAGCAGAGCGCGTCTATTCAATGAACAAATGGAAGCTAGAGCAAGACATAGCCAATGGCAAAGTCACGCAGGAAATGGCTGACAAGTTCGATGATAGCGGGTTCTATGTGCCATTGACTGGCGATACTAAAGATATGCTGCGTGACGATTCAGATGATGGCTTATTCTATGTCGGCAACGTCAATCAATCGAAAGATAAACGATTACAAGGCCGCACTCAATCTATTGCACAAAATGGCATTGATTCAAGCTTTGAACAAATCGAGAAATCAGCACGTTATCACGCATGGGTAAAATTTAAAGATTACCTGGGCGAAACTTATCAGCAAATGATTGACGATAAAGTTGCTGCCGGCCTATCTGAAAAAGATGCCATGACAGAAATTGCCGACGAAACCGGCTGGCAGCGCAAACCTGAACGCCAAGGTATTCGCCCCAGTGATTCGGGCATTATTGTGCGGAAGAATGGCACAACATTCGTTTATGAACTGAATAATAAAGCGGCTATTGATGCTTTGCGTAAAGCTAATGTCGAGACTGTGCCGTCTATGCTTGATGTGTTTGCACCAGTGACGCGGTTCTATTCAAGAATGGCAACACAGATAATGCCGACATTTGGCCCAGTCAACGCTATCCGTGACGTATTTGAACGCACCGAGAATATTCGTACTCGCAAAATCAAAGGATATGAAAATATCGACATGAATAAAGTTGGTAGCGATGCTTTGAAATATGCAATGAATATCGGCGCTATTGCCAAGATTGCGCCCATGATAACCAAGGGCGTTACCGCTACGGTTGACGATACTAACCCCGATGTAAAACTATTCAAAGACTTTATTAATGAAGGTGCTTTTGCCACCTGGGGCGATTACTTATCCCCAGATAAAGGCGAACTGCTTAAAAAGCTTGAAGGCATCACTAAGCTATCCACTAAGGCTATGAAGGCTGTTGAAGGCTATAACAACGTCTTTGAAGTTATCGCACCGTTTAGCGTTTACAAATCGCTAGTGAATAATGGTGTTGATTCAGAATCGGCAGCAGCCACCACATTAAACTTAATGAACTTCCACAAGAAAGGCGCGGGTCTTAGTATGGTGCGTGGCCTTTATATGTTTGCCCAGCCTACTGCTAATGGTGCACACCAGTTGATTCAAACGCTATCAACACCTAGAGGACAATACCGCTATGGTGCTTATCTGGTAGCGGGTATGGTTTTATACTCAATGCTAAGGTCCGGCGAAGATGACGACGAATTAGGCGTTAACCGGATGGACAAAGAGAGTAACTTTGCCGTTGACCGCAATATCATGATTCCGCTGGGTGAAAAAGGGCGCTATTTAAAAGTCCCGGTTGGCTTTGGAATTCAGCAGCTCGCCTGGAGCAATGCGGTTAATATTGTTCGGGCTGCAAAAGGCAGTCAGACGATTGAAGATACTGTGGGCGAAATCATTAAGTCATGGGTCAAAACCATGACACCAGTCGCGCCTTCTGAAGCACCAATAGCCCAGCACCCATTAACCTTTATTGTGCAAACCATGACACCGCAAATAGGCAAGGGCGCTATTAATGTAGCGATGGACGTTAATACATTCGGCAACCAACTAACCAAGCAATTCAAAGACGAATCAATAGCCCGGTCAATTCAAGGCAAAAGAACACGCCGCAATTCTACAAAGACGTGGCGCGGGAATTGGGACGAATCGGGATTAATGCTTATCCTGAGCAGGTTCAAGAATTCTTAAGAAGTTATACTTCAGCCGTTGGTAATCAGGTCTTGAAAACACTGGTCGAAAATCCAGCCAAGGAAGCAAGAGGACAGAAAACCACATCAATATTTTATGACCGTTTTGTCTCGCAGCAAGACGATGATAGAATGAAACAGATGTTATATTACAATGTGTTAGGCAAAGCTGATAAGGCGACCATTAAAGCATCACGCGGCGAAGAACTAACACCACAAGAAAAACGGCTAGCTAAACTAAGCGAAGAAGTCAAAAGTTTAAATGCTAGTGCGGCAGGCAAACAATCAGCAGCAACAAAGGCCGAAAAACAAGGACGCATAGGGCAAGCTAAGATGTATGCTAATCAAGCTGAAAAGCTGCGTGATAAAGCGCAGGATATGGCGCTTAAAGAATATAAGCGTTTGAATTGAAATGATATAATGTAATTTTTTAAAGGACTAAAACAATGTTAAAAACAATCCTGAGCGCGGCAGCTTCCGCACCTACCACATCATCAGTGTTCAATACTGAATACGAATTTGCACAAGTCAATAATCATCCTAGTCAGCTTTCTTTTCAAGCTGTCGTCACAGGGACAGGCGCAGTTACAGCTACCGTTATTTTTGAGGCAAGCAATGACGGTACAAGCTTTGTCACCGTTTCAACCTTGTCTTTATCTGGCACAACTAGCGCCGCTGATGGTTTGTTATTTGCACCTCACTGGAATATTTATCGTTGCAGATTGACCGCTATTTCTGGCACAAGTGCAAAAGTAACAGCAAATGTGGGAGGCGTCGATGTCCTTTGTGAATAATAGTAAAGCGGTTAGCGCCGCAGACGATAGCACTATTGATATCACCTCGCAGCAAAGTGGTGTTGGGTTTATTGATATCACTTCTGAAATTGATATAAGAGGCACTGGCCTAAATAACCCAACATGGGCAACCTTTAGAGAAGGCATTAGCGCCTTGTCTTTCTCTGCATCTGCTATGAATGAAGCTTGGGCAGTTTTCCATATTCCACATGGATATTATCAAGGTAGTTCGTTTTATATTCATGCTCACTGGAGTACCACCGGAACAAATAACGGTGTGGCACGTTTTGGTTTTGAATACACCGTTGCTAAGGGTCATAATCAAAGCGTATTTGGTGCAACAACTACGGTGTATGTCGAGCAAGCAGCAAGCGGCACAGCTTATAAACATATGATTGCTGAAACCGCAGCTATCACCTCTGCTGAAATGGAAGTTGACGCATTGATATTGGTTAGAATATTTCGTGATGCTGCACATGCTAATGATACGTTGAGCGATGCACTATTTATGTTTACCTCTGATGTGCATTTGCAGGTTGATCGAGTATCAACGATTAATAAAGCACCTAATTTCTACGGATAAGGGAAAGTATCATGCCTGCTTCAATTGTTAATTTAACACGCCCAAACAATACAACAGCTTATACTGCTGGCGATGCCGTTGGAGATACGTCAGGATCAGCTATATTAGTGTTTCCTGATATAGGTTCTACATCACGGCAAATTTGCATTACTAATGCAGTCTTAATGATTAATATTGCCGCCATTCCTGCCAGTATGACCACGCATACATTGGAATTTTACACCGATGCGCCTAATGCTATTGTTGATAATGCGGTATGGGATTTGTCGTCAGCAGGGGATCGGGTTAAATATCTTGATTCAATTCAATTTGCAGCTTTGACTGACAAAGGTAGCACATTAGTTAGCAGCAAAGACACGACCAAGTATTTTACGCTGACCAATAATAATCTATATGCAGTGTTGCGAACCGATGCTGGCTATACGCCTTCAGAGGTTAGTACGGTTTATAAGATTATTTTAAATAGCTACCCTGTTAGATATTAATTTAATGGAGAAATCATGGCGTAATGACCATGATTTTATTGATTTCCTACTGCAAGAATACGGCAGCGTAACGGGTTATGAATCCGAAAAAACCCAAATAATTTATCGTTTATACCGGGCGTTTTTATTTGGGAAAAGCTTGTGATTTTAGCTATAGCGTTTGTGATCAATGTAATAGTGGGCGTATACGTTCTAACATGGCTCGACCTACGCTACTATTACATGTTCCAAGACTGGAACTGGTACGGCAAGATAACAGGCTATGCATTGTGGCCTGTTATTGTTTGGATGTGGATTTGGCTTTTAAATATGTATAGAAAACCTTAATTTTCTATATATGTTTTAATAATGTGTATAGAAAAAACCGCCACCAGGAATCCCCAGTAGCGGTGTTTTGATTGGCTATCGCCAGTCCTATTCTCTATTATCCCATGCGCCATTGATTGCTTCTATACAATCCTCTGCGCCGCAAGATTTGCCTTCAAAAAAACCATTATCGTTACTATATTTTTTATCATAATACTCAATAACCATTTTGCATTTTTCAATGCATCGCTCACGTTCTTTCATAACTGCTTCGTCTAGTTCTTGTTGTGAGTACATGATTTTCTCCTTAAGCAGCTAGTTTGGCCAGTCAAAAATAAGCGGATATATTTTTCAGCAAACAAGCCAGATTTGCCATGAATCCATTGAATCATTTTTGATTTAGGCTTACTTGTCTTGAATAAAACCATAACGCTAATTTTATCACCTTCATTGCATTGTGATGGATAGAAAACATCAACCTGCATCATTCCGCAGCATTCATCCCATATTTGCAACCAATGCAAATAACCGTTTGGTATAAATACGGATGATGCTTTGCCATAAAAATGATAATTAAAGAATCGTTTAGGTTGAAACTTTGCGCCAGTATCAAGTAACACCCAGTTGTGCATTTTTGGATTTATCCTTACTCAAAAACAGATGAGTTGTAAGGTTTGCCAAATAGCTTATTAAAGTTGTCCTCGAAATTTTGCATAGAGTCGGATAACTCCATAATTGTAATAAGCTTGGTAATGTGTTTGTCTAAATGCGGAATCCCGATCTCATTAGTTAAAAACTGATGATGTCTTACCGATCTATTGCCATGATCATTCTTAGGGTTCTTGTTTTGCAATTCTTCCAAAACGCCTGAGGCATCTGTTCATAAACAAACTTGTTAGTAAAGGTTCCAAGATATCCAGGTCTTTTTACTGACATAGGGTTATAAGACCACCCAAAGAGCCTAAATACTTCCTGGTAAAATTTGCGAGGGAATCTGGCTTGCCATTTCATAAATTCTTCTGAAATATAAGCAGATAATATTTTTTGAAGTTCGTTATTTTCACGTTCTTCTTGATATCCGGTTGCTTCATCAACTAATGCGACAATGCCAATATGAGCAAGACCACGCATAAGTATTTCTGCTTTTTGCGCTTTTGGGAGCTGCCTTTGTTGCAAAGCTCCGGCATCTCTTGCTTTTAACCATACCTCACAGACTTTAGGCAATATAGCAGCGGCATATCCGTATTTAACTTGTCTTACGTCTTTGTATGTTATTGGTTCAAAGGTGCCATCATTAAATACTTGATCAACAAAGGGTTTTAGGGTATTTGAGTTAATAAAAACAGGGTATTGGGTGCCATCGTTTTTATCTGGTGATTTGTATTTTCTTGACCCTCTACTTCCTGCATTAATGGCTAATGCAGAACTTATGCCTGATGCAGATAATATTCTAGTGCCGTCACTTAATACGCAGCATGGAATAGATATATCACCAATCACCAATTCACCGCGAATGAGTCGCTTTCGGTAAAGCACTTTCTCTTTCCCATCGAGATTTTGCTGCATTAGATGCTATCTCTTTGCGTTCATTCTCAGATAAGTTTTCAGCTCTAGCTAATCCGCCTTTTGAATGTTTGCTAATCTCTTGAGTCATTTGATACCTTTGTAAGCATTAAATAAAGTTAAATTATAATGCTTGCATTATTGTATAGCAAGCATTTGATAAAAATTATTAATTTATGCTTTCTATCTTAACCAAGTGTTTTTTGGTGATTAAACAGAGGTAGCTATTCTGGATTTCCTAATAGTTGCTAACCCATTCGCGTTTAAAACGCGGAAGGGTACAAACTAAAAACCCCTGACTATTTCTAGCCAAGGGGTTCATGCTTTTTTAAGGTGAGTGGTAGGATGAACACCACAAGTTACATTATAACATCACTTATCCTTTTTACATTCAAATAAACATCATTCATAATCTGATTGAATAATGATTTTTTAGCTTTTCCAAGCGCCTCGTCTTGTAGCTTTGGTGCATCACCAAGACTAAGCCACTTCATACTAATAGATGCATCTGCTTTTTAGAAATTCGATTAACCAGCGTCTTTCCTTTGAATATTGATACCTCTCCGGTCAAAGAATAATCAAAGTCGTACCAGAAAAACGGCTCAGGTAGAAACATTAATAGCCCGGTAAAAAACGCTTTAAATGCTAATGCTCCGCCATGCGTATCAAGACTTGATTCAAATTTTGTATCTAGCGTTACTTCTGGATTATCAGCTAGGCGCAATGGATAGTAAATTTCCTTTGCAATACCCGATGTTCTTAGGCTTGTTGCAAAATCGTTATTCATATCACCAACTTCTTTGATTGTTTTATCTGCTGTAACGGGTCGAACTCCTAGCGTTTCGTATGGTTGGTTATAAATGTTGTTTGAAACTTCTGGTGTGACGCGAACTTCTGTACCTGTACAGCCGGTTAATACTAGTATTGCTACTATCATTAATTTTTTCATGTTATTCCCCTGTTAAAATTTCATTTCTACTTTGAAATAATCCAACGATTTCAATTCTTGCATTGTTAGTTTTTTAAAATATCGGCGTTCATTTCCACACATCCAACAAGAACATGGCGTTGGTGTATTAACCACCATTGAATTTTCAATTTTCTTTAAATATCTCCCAAAATGAAAGCTCCTGTTATTTTTCAGTCTTTGCCTATGGTGGCGCTTGAGTGCTATTGTCATCTTGCCGCTTTATTTTTTGCCACGTTATCATCATAACCAAAATATTTTTTTGCTACGGTGGTTAATGGGATATGGGCAGCACCGTGTTCTGCCATTAGTGCGAAAAATGTGTTCATAATCTTATTTCCACGAATAATCAGCCACAGTAATTTCAACCGGCTTCATCTTATCAATTGCTCTGAGCTTAGACATGTAATCTAGTGCGGCCTGTCCGGTGATGCCGCGTATGTTGTCGCGTTTTCGTTTATGTTGTTGCATATTCGGCGCATTCCATAAATTAATTGGATCGAGAAGTTAGGTCACTCCAGGATAATTTAGTCATCCTTTGGCGGCTCCGGTAGCGGCATCCAGTGAGTAGGGGTGACTGGCCTCTCGCTATACCACAACTCAAAACTGTCTGCTACGTCATGCCACCTATTTCGCCTCTATAATTTTCTTTTCCTATCCACACTCCAACAAATACAGAATCTAAAGCACATAGAATAATTTCCGTACCATCTTTTGGTGCTGATTCGATTGGTTGCCATTGCGGTTTTGCTGCATTCCAAGCATCTTTCAAATATGCTGCATACGTTTGGTGGGCTGCATAATAATCAGCCTCAAATGTTTTTTTGTACCATTCTTCAAACGTCATTTCAACACTCCCGACAATATCAAAAGCCCACATACAATTACCAACTCAGATAGCAATATCAGCCACCTCTTAGACCTGTATGTGCTACATGCATCCCAGTCTAAATCGAGGTTGAGTAATGATATAAACTGACATCCATTTAATAATAGTATTATTGAAATAATTATGTTTTCTGTGACATGAGTCATTATTTACACTCCTTTAACGGTTCAGCCTTTTCAAGATATGAATACTGCCTACAATGTGGGCATGAAATCATTTGATCTGATGCTGATAATTCAAAATCACCTATAGACCACCAGCGATTACATCGCTCACAATTGAAGTGATGCAATATCTCAATGCTGTATTTATGGCTCACTTACAATCTCCCTGCCATCGCTTCGAGTACTTCTGCGTATTTATATGCCATAAAATTTCCTAGTCTTTTGGTTAACGTATTGAACACCAGTTGCTTTGTAGCAATACACCATCCGGTCATGCCCACGCACTAATCCTGCTATCGCTATTGCTCCTTGGCGCTTAAGTGTTTGCATTACCCAATGCTTTTCTTCACCAAATTTTTCAATCATTTCTCGATAAGTGTGCGGCTCAGAAAACCATTGAAGGATTTGCATTATGTACATAGGAAATCATCCCCATCATCTGTAATCTCATATAGCCCATCACGAAAACTTAACAGCTTTTTATTGGTTAATTGAGCTAATGTTTCGCAAACATCCAGGAATCTAACCTTAGCCTTTATTTTTTCAACGGGTATAGGCACGTCTTGATTTGATAAAAAACTCAGAATTACCTTTTCTTTGTTGATGTTTTTGGAACTCCCTTAATTTGCAGCTTATGGCTAGCGCATGTGCATTTCCGAGAGCAGAATTTACGAATCACAAAGGCACTGTTATGCTCAGTTTCTTTTTGTGTAAATTCAATGCCGCAATGCTCGCAAACTTTAACTTTCTGCTCAATAACGAACTTAACCATTGATTTAGCCAAACAATCCCTGCTGCAAAAACGTCTTTTTTCCCATTTGTTTGATGAGATAAATTTAGTTTTTTCAAATGTGTTGCCACAGCATTCACATTGTTTTGTAATCATCGGGCAATTCCTGCAAATTGTTTTCGCTATAGATGTGAAGTAAACCTTTTGGTACATCAGCCTCTAGCACATATCTTTCAACGCCTGAAGTTTTAATAAAAGCAGCAACAATCACCCCAGTTAGTGAGTAATCGCCACCAAATTTCATTGCTCTATCGCCTACTTTAAATTTCATTGCTTACACTCCTTGCAGATAAATCTATGTCTGCCAAGTTTGTTTACAAATCTTTTTGAACCTAATATGGGTTTGTGCTGTTTGCACTTAACGCATATAGGCGTTGATGGTGTTAGCATTGGCCCAGGGTTCTTAACCTGGGCGATTGCTTTGCTTAGTTCTACTTGGGCGTTGGGGATTAAGTACATTGTTTAAACAATTCCAATACTTTCGACGTTGCTATTGGAGCGAATTCTGTTTTATGTCTAACTATCTCACCAGCATTCGATTTCGTGAATAAAGCGATAGTGCCTAACATAGAAATAGTTGCATTCTGTTTAATCCGGTCAGTATTGCTAATATCTTTAGCGCATTGGACATTTTGCAAACCTTTTTTAACTGCGCTTTTGATTCTTGAAAATGGCCTAACACTTTCTATTTCAACTATTTCAGAATCAGATAACCTTTTAACGCCAACATTACTAATGCAGTCAAATAAATAACCTTTTTCACGCCTAGCAATTGTTCTGGCTGTCGCTAAAATATGTCTATTTTTTTGGATATCTCTACCAATTAATTCATTAATATCTGAATAACTAATCGAATCACCAGCAGATAATTCAAGCAATTTTTCTGATAATACTTTTGCATCTAAACTTGTTGCACCTATTGGCTTATTCATTGTTTTAATCCAATTCAATTAAATAAAAACTTGTCTTGTTTAGTCTAGTAATGTCGCTTGTGGTCTGATCCCATCTTGTCCGGTCATTTCTAGTCATGTCCTGTCTAGTCACATTAAGTCAAGTCCGGTCATGTCATTTAAAACTAACCAACTTCACATCAAACCTACCAAAAAAACCATTATTTCTGGGTCTAAGCGAACCCAAACCGATAAATTGACCAGCCTGTTTCAAGTGGTTGATGAAAACATCTTCCGTAATGGTTTCATCTAAAATCATATATTCAGCAATACCACCCCATTCCGGCATTACCGGAAAGTATTTCTCCACACGTTTATTACTGCCTCTAACTCCGTCAGATGGTACAAACATTATTTGTGGATTAACCTCATCTTTATTAATTCCAAGACTCATGTTTTGCACTACCATAGTTCCAGCTTCAAAATGCTTTGTATAAGTAGCTTTACCTTTACCTGGCACTTGAATTGATAGAAATTTTGCTGCTTCAGCAAGGCAGTTTTTAAGAGCAAAACATGGAATAAATACAATATTGTCTTTGTCGTAGTGCATCTTTTCGCGCCATGTTCTCGCTTCATAATCTTTGTGCAATTCTTTGGGGAGTTTTTCTGCTTGTACGAATTTCCCTTGAGCTAAAGGGCTTAATCCTATTATTTTTACTATTGCTGTTTTCATTGTGGATTTCCTGTTTTATTAAGGTTGTCGTGTCTTGTGAAATTCTGTGTCGTCGAGTCTTGTCTTATCCTATCACATCAAAAAGGGATTTCATCGCCGCCAAAATCAGCAAAATTGTCATTCTGCTCTGCTGATGCTGCGTTATTCGATTGCGCTGCCAGTGGATTATCACTACGCTTGCCCACTAAATCTAAAACATAAGCATTAAGCTCTAAAGCCGTTTTGGTGCTGCCATCGCTGCCTTGATATTCCTGCTGCGATAATTCACCAGAGACAAAAACCTGCTGACCTTTTTTCAAGTAATTAACAAGCTGGCCTTCTGCTCTTTTTCCCCAAACTGCTACGCGCACCCAAATCGTTTTTGTTTATCTCCAAAACCTGTCGATGTGCCGATAGTGACATTTAAAACTGACTGCCCACTTAGTAATGCTTTAACTTCCAGCATCACGCCCGACATTACCTATACAACTAAATACATTGCTCATTGTTTTAACCTTTTATGTTGCTATAAATGTTTGCAATCAATTCATCAACGGTTGGATAAAAAGTCGATTGCTCTTTGTTCTAAATCTGGTATTTCCGAGTCTTTCGGCTCAAATACTTTGTGAAATAGTTGAAGCTCAGGCGGCATTCGTGGATCAAATGAAACAAAATGGCAATACTTACGCCCAGTACAAGCCATTTGCCAAAGCATTTGATTAACATGCTTTTCTGGAACTTTATTATCTAAAACCCATTGCAGATGAGTCTGTGACGTTGGGCATTTGATTTCAATAAGACCGTTAACACCTACTAATCCATCAGGACTAGCGCCAGTACCGTTTATTACTGGGTGGTCATAAAAACCAACCTCAGTTACAAATTCACCCGTTAAAAAGCTCGAATTCTTCTCTAGCTTTAGGTTCATTATCAATGCCCCACTGCATTGCGCTGTTAGTGTATTTTTCGATAAGTACCCCGGTTAGTCTCTCGGTAGCTAATTCAAGCCGGTAATTAATACGAGCCTGAGATTCGCCGCCTTTTTTGAGTACATCAACAGCGTCATTCATGCGTGACGCTGTTAATTTACCGACTCTAGCCGCATACCATTCAGGGCTACGCTGCTGCATTTTGGTCGCTCTCGATTACATTTGAATCAGCGTCAGCGGCTAATTGTTTAAGCATTGCTGAGTGCTTAGTCCATAATGTTTTTTGTGGTCGCAAGTCTGAATTGCTTTGAAAGCATCTGTTAAAGCTGTTGTGCTGGTGTTAGCTGCATCAACAAGCCTTGGCAAAGCTTCGTCCTCATATTCCTGGTAGGCATCGCCTTGTTTGTCTGTGACGCTTTTAACTTCGTATTGGAGTAGTCTTTTCAATAAATGACTCAGCCTCGTCAGGGTCATAAATTCCTGAATAACCAAAAGCCAATCTAGCGCATTGAATCATTGCCTTGTGGCGCAGCATTCTTTTGGGGTGTGATTGCCAAGGCCCAGAATTACGCTTACATTCGCTTGCGTATTCGGTAATAGTTATTGGTCTTGAACGGTCTTTGCGATAGATAGAACAAGTGCATGACTCATCATCTTGCCCAAAGTCCATACCATCGAATTGAGGATGGTCGTTGATAATGTGCGCCCAACCGTCTACACCAACGACAGGAACTATGCCGTTTTGTTTGTCAGGAAAAGCGTATATTTCCTTGGTGAAGGGGTTTAAACCGTACTGTTGTGCAACCAGCATCAGTGCTGTCATTTGGGCATCTGATACAGAGCCTTTAAAAGCAGTCGCCTTTAAGGTTTGCATTAATTCTTGTGCAGAGCGCTTCAATGTTAAGCTTTGAAGCCATTGAACTTGTTAATTTTGCTAATGCTGTGGACATTTGCTAATCCTCTGTTAAAATAATTCTGTTATTGTTTTATTAGAGATTGATTGCTCTCTATGAAATTGACGCCCATACCCAGCAAGGTAGTGGGCGTTTTTAAGCTTTGGACTTTTCCGATAGCGCAGTCTCTTTCACCTAGCGCCATAGCTATGATCTTGCTGATACGCTTTCATGATATAAAACTCAATAAAAGCGTAAACAGCCCCAACAGCCAGCCCAAAACCTGCCGCACTAAAGACGTACAGCACTAAATCGGTGGTGTTTGGAAAATCATTGAAATCCGCATGGCCTCGAGTAGCCGATGTTTAATCTTGATAGAATCTTTCTGTTGGCTTTGACAATCTTTTGTTCTTTTTTGATACTGGAACAATACCCCTGGCTGCCAAAATAGTCCGTTCAAATTCTTGGATTGTGTTTCATGAGTTATCTCCGGTTAAATTAATAGTTGCGGCATCACTCCTAAGCATCGCTCAGGAAATGTATAAAAACCTGAGCTGAATCGGCTAATTCCGAAAAACCGATTGAGGCGCTCTTGGGGCTGCCGCTGATCAGGGTTTAATTGACAACGTTGGTGCTAGATATCCCCACTCCTGACCTAACGGGATATCTAAGTATGAAAAACTATGCGTAGCGTTTTTCTCCGTGATGCGTCATACAGATAATCTGCATAACCTTCATTGATTCTTTCAAGATATTCCAAAGCATCAATTTCTAAATCTTTTGTGAAGCAAACCGTTATGTAGTCAGGAATTTCACTATCCCCAATCTTTACTGAATTTATTTCTACAGATGCCTTAGCACCTGGATAGAAATATCCAGGTGCTTCTTCTGAGTTGGTAGTCAAACTCTACGTTGACTGGTATTTCGGTATCGTTCACGACGATAACCGTATCGAATTGGTGACTCATAAATCCCCCTAAAATTATTGTTGGCTGATGGTGCTAACTTTCCAACTCCAAAACGGGACTTGGCTGGAAACTATCAAGTTAAATTTCACCAAGTTTTTTTGTTTTGAATGACTGACTCAAGCCTTTTTGGGTGCTTGAGGACACCCGCTGAACACCATCAAAAATACCATCTCTTTTCCTATCCTATAGGCAACGTCACTAGCCTTTACCTTTCGGATTCTCGCGCACCGTACTTTTGGCTTTGACTTGCCTCATACGGCTGTAACTCACTGCTTGTTGGTTATCCAAGCGCCTAGAATCCCCTCACAGAAAATGGTATTTTTGATAGCCATCAATAAAAGACTCTCCAGCTAACCGGACCAAGTTTGCTTTTTCAGGGTTTCGCAACCGAAAGCCTTTTTTATGTGATAATGGCCCCAACCCCCGCTAGGCAGTGATCGAAGCACTTTTTAAATAACCCTGGTTGCGACTCCCGACCTATGGGGTCAGGCAGGATTATTTAAAAATCCCCAACGTTAACCGGGGTAGGTTGGCGCATCAGCTTTAAATCGTTTTGCTTTCAACTTGAAAAAATTATAACTTAAGTTGTATTTTTGTCAACAACAAAAAGTAATTATTTTTTTCGCGCGGCAATAAAAAAACCGCAATTAAGCGGTTGATGGGTACTTAAAAAACCCCGCTATAGGGCAAGTCTGATGGGTTAATAGATGTTAATGAAGTGCTTTATAGATGGCTAATGCTCCACCCATTAAAAATCCAATGGTTATAGCTCCGCCAATAATCATGTGCTTCCATTTACAAGATCATCTACTTTGACTTGACGCTATCAACTGATTTTTCAAGATGTTTAATTGACACAGATATTTCGGATAATGT